GGCTTGGTGACCACGCCCACGGTGAGGCAGCCGGCCAGTCTTGGCCGCACTGCGGCCATTCTTGCGCTTGCGCGAAGAGCGCCACCGCCTTCGAGACGCTCATCGAAGGCTTCCGCTTGGCCGGCGCCTCTGCCGCTGCACCGACGATTTCGCCGAGACCATACTCGGCAGCCATCGCTGCCGCCGCAGCTTTGTTGGTGGCGGATACGAACCTCCCGGTGCTGGTGGCGTATCTCATCTTGATCTCCTTGGTCGGTTGCGATGTTTTAATTATATATGAAATGGCTGCACAGTCAATAGCTACTGCGATATTTTTTGTTGCGCAGTTACAGCGCTCGGCGTAGCATGCGCGCTATGAACTGGAAAAATCTTATTGCTGATCTGATGGACAGCGGCATGACTCAAGCCGAGATCGCCGACGCGTGCCTTACCAGCCAAGGCCACATCTCAGACCTTTACCGTGGCGCTCGCTTGCAGCCAGGGTGGGCGCTCGGGGAACGTCTGAGGGCTCTGCACCGCAAGTGCCGGCGGCGCATGGAGCGATCATCGGCATGACCGAGCCCATCCGCGTCTATTTTCCCAAGAGGCCGCTGTACCTGATGCGCCAGCCCTTCTGGGCTGGCTTTTTCTTTCCGCGAAAGGACCATGATGGACTGTCAAAATGATGAGTGCCAGGCGCGCTCTGGCGCCGCTGTGATGCAGAGCGCTGCGCAGGCGATGCGTAAGACGCTGGCCGATATTTACGAGCTTGCCGACCCGCGAGCGACGACCCCGACGCAGAACATGCAAGAGATCCGCATCAAGGCGAGCGTCGCGCTTCGGGCGGCGGCGCAACTGGGGCTGATGCCATGATCGCCGCGCTTGCCGCACACCTGGATCAGTCCGGAAACGTCGAATCGATCGTCGCCGAGAACCTGCGCCTGCAGGGGGAGGTCGAGACGCTTACCAGTCGCCTGTCGACCGGATCATGGATCAAGCTGGCGAACGAGATCGAGGCGCTGCGCGAGCAGCAAGAGGCGCTGCAGATCGCTCTGAAATCGGCGCAGGGCGCGCTTGATGCGATCTCCGGCACGCTTGCAATCTATCGAGCGCACCAACCCTGAATCAGACCAATCACATTGAGGTAAAAATCATGCGTCAAATCACTGAACACGTAGTCAATCCGGCAAACGACCGCCTTTTCGTCAGCGTGACAGACGATCCTGGGCACGGCGGTGCAAATCACAGGTACGAAATTACGGGGTTCGATACGGGAACGAATCCGAGCCAATATGACGCCAACGGATACGGCGCGTCATTTTCTCGGTCGCTGATCATTTTTCAGAATGGCCCAATCGGCGTCGACGGCAACGGCGTCAATGGCATCACGCACGAAGCCCTGTTGGCCATCGTCGCTGATCGCCTGCGGAGCTTTCAAGCTGGTCCGTATTCGTGCAAAGCGAACGCCTGTGCACTTACGCACATCGAGGAGGCGCAGCACTGGCTACAGCAGCGGACGCTAGATCGTATGCGTCGGGGAGTCGAAGGTACTCACACGGTATGAAGCCATCTGACGCCACAGCGCAATCCATGACGAGGCGCCCGAACGGGCCGTACCTGATCGAGTCGACGCCGCAGCCGCAATACCTGCTCTACCTGACAGCGAATGCGGCACGGGAGGCATGCCCGGCGATCTCATTTTTCTGGCCGTTGTCGATCCTGTCCGCGGCCATCTCCGGCTACCGATCCGAGCTGCGGCGCATGCTCGATGCGCCAGCCATTTACCTGGGACCTGGCAAGTGAAGTCGCGGCGGCAGTGGTCTGATTTCGTCGCTGCGTCAGCGGTGCAGCCGCCGCTTTTTGATCCTGATCAGATGGCGGCGGCGCAGCCCAAGAGGCGCAAGCCTGGAACGGTAAAGAGACCCGTGATCCCTGAGCGAGACATTCAGCGCGTCATCATGCAAGCGCTCGCCCTGCACCCCATCGTAGCCCGGATCGAACGCATCAACGTCATGGCTGGACGGCTGCTCGGCAAGGATGGCGTCAGCGCCAGCAGGTTCATGCGCTCGTGCCGCAAGGGGCGCGTCGATCTCGACGGGTTCACCGTCGACGGACGAATCATCGCGATCGAGGTCAAGCGGCCGTCGACTCGCCACACGGTGACGCCAGAGCAGCGCGCGTATCTCGACCAGGTGAAGAGCGCCGGCGGGCTTGCCGGCGTGGCGACGTGCTACGAAGAGGCGGCAGCGATCGTGGAGGGGCGTATCTGATGGCCAGAATACGCACTATCAAGCCGGAGTTCTGGACCGCAGAGCAGGTCATGGAGTTGTCCCGAGACGCTCGCTTGCTGTTCGTCGGCATGTGGAATTTCTGTGACGACGCAGGCGTTCATCCTGCGGCGCTCAAAACGCTGAAGGCAGAAGTTTTCCCCGGCGACGACATCACCTCAGCTGAGATTCAAACGATGGTCGACGAGATCATCGCTCAAGGTCTGCTCATTGAATTCGAGCACGAAGGTCGACGCTGGTGGCATGTCACCGGCTGGAAGCATCAACTGATAAACCGTCCTACACCATCCCGCTACCCCAAGCCGCCGCGCAACGCGCCGCTACCCTTGGCATCAGGACAGGACGGGCTCTCAGGAAAAGGTCTTGATGATTCCTCCGAAACGCCAAAAGCAGCAGCCGATCACGGAGCGCTCACTGAGGACTCACTGAGGACTCACGGAGCGCTCACTGAGGACTCACTACAGGAAGGGAAGGGAAAGGAAGGGAAAGGAAAGGAAAGGATAAAGATCAAAAACAATAGCGCCGCAGGCAGCTCAACCGTAGCCGCGCGACCCGAAAAGCCGGCGCCTGACGGCGCTGTCCGTTTCGATCCGGCTGGATTTTTGATCGAGCAGGGGGCGGAACCGGAAACCGCAGCCGACTACCTGACGCTGAGGAATGGAAAGCGGGCGGCGGCGACGAAAACCGCGCTGCAGGCGATTGTCAGCGAGTCGAAAAAGTCCGGATGGACGGTTCAGCAGGCGCTGGAAACCTGCTGCCAGCGAGGATGGGCTGGTTTCAAGGCCGAGTGGGCGGAAGGCTCCCATGCCCGCGCTGGACCACGGCAAACGCTCCACGAGCAGCGCAAACGAACCCTCGACGAACTCACCGGACGAAACCGTGGACCAGAAAAATCAGACCCTCGCGACATCACAGCCGAAGTCATCCGCATTGCCTGAGCACTGGATAGAGCGCCTTTTCGCTCGGTTTGAGGCGATGTACGGCGCCCGGTTTGCCGATGCGTGGAAGGGCTGCGATCTGAAAAACGTTAAGGTCGTGTGGGCTGAATCGCTCGGCACCTACAGCCGTGACGAACTCGCAGCGGGCGTCGCTGGATGCATGGCGAAGGACTGGCCACCGACGCTGCCGGAATTTCTCCGGCTGTGCCGACAGCCTCCGGCAGTTCCGGGCGGACACCCAACGGCAAACGAAGCCTGGGGGCTGGTGCTGGCTTCAGTCGACGAGTCGGATACGGTGGTCTGGACAGAGCAAATCGCCGAGGCGGCGGGCATTTCGCAGCCGATCCTTGATGCCGGAGACGAGGTCGGTGCGAGGTTGGCGTTCCGAGACGCCTACGAGCGGATTTTGCGAGAGCGGCCAGATGCGCCGAGGTGGTTCCCGAGCTTGGGCAGCGACGTTGCGCGCCGCGCATCTGCGCTTGATCGGGCGGTCCGGTCCGGGCTGATGACGGAGATCCACGCCGCCGGGCTTCTGCCACCTCCTGCCAGTGCCAGCGGGGCGGTCATCGCCGGGCTGCTGACGGGGCATCCTGTGGAGCTTCCGAAAGACCCCGAGTTTCGGCGCAGGATCGGCGACCTTTTGCGGCAACTGAAGGGTGGGGAGGCGGCATGAAAAATGATGGACTCGACCCGCTTGGGTGGGCTAAGCGCCCTCGGTCGCAGTGCGCGCTAGAGCTGCTGATGCAGGGAGCGAAAGACGGAGACGCGATGCTGGCAGAGATCCACGGTCAGCACTTGGCCTGCGGGGTGTGCAATGCGGCTGGCAGGCTGCTCGTGCGGTGGGATGGGCGCGGATGGGCTGCTGAAGACAGATACGCGGCGTGATGAATTGGAGGGAATGCACGCCAGGCTTGCGCTGTGCCACCTACGAGGCGAGATAAAGCAAAAGACATGGCAGAGTTAGGGACACACAAAAATCGCGCCTCTCGGATCGATTGTGCGAATATGAGAGAATCCTTATGCTCTGACCGTGGAATGCCATGCTTCGTCGCCAACAACTAAATTTGTTTATTGTGGTTTCGTAATCGTCAATGGGTTGATCGGCCATGCTGACTACGGTGCTTGTGGCAACAAATGCGCGTGGAATGAGGATCGGCGAAGGGCATCAGAACGCCCGGTACTCCGATGCGGACGTGGACCTCATCCGGGAAATGCACGAGGATCGCGGCGTAGGGTGCTCTGCCATTTCGGCAGAGCTTGGTATCCCGCTCAGAACAGTGCGCTGCATCTGCTCATATGAACGGCGGGCGCAGACTGTCGAGGGTTGGCGAAAGGTGGTGAAGGAGACATGAGACACCTAACTCCGATGCAGGAGGCATTTTGCCTGGCATACGTCGAAACCGGAAACGCAAGCGAGGCGTACCGTAGAGCGTACCCACGATCAAAATCGTGGAAAAACAATGTCGTGTGGAATCGCGCAAGCGAAATGCTCAAGCACGGGTTGGTTGTGGTTAGGATTGCTGAATTACGGTCATCTTCGGCAGAATCTGCCAAAATGACGCTCGAAACGCATCTTTTGGACCTCCAGAGACTGAGGGACAAGGCGGATAGATCGGGCAAGTTTTCGGCTGCTGTTGCGGCTGAAGTGTCGCGCGGACGGGCAGCCGGTTTCTATGTCGAGCGCATGAATGTTAACCATTCGTTCAGCGACCTCTCAGATGACGACATCCGGGCAGAGCTTGCTGCGCTCAACGTCAAGGCTTCCTGAACGGCAACGGCTTGAGCGCGCTTTGCTTCTGGCGCGTGAGTTGCGCCGCCGGCACCCATGGTCCCCGCTGCCAGGCCCGCAGCAGATGGCCTACGAGTCGCAGGCTGACATCATCGGGTATGGCGGTGCTGCAGGCGGCGGCAAGACCGACCTTGCCTGCGGGAAGGCGATTACCAGCCACAAGCGTATTCTCATCCTGCGGCGAGAGGCGACGCAGCTCACAGGGATAATCGACCGATTCACCGAGCTGGTTGGTTCTCGCGACGGGTATAACGGCGCAGAGAGAATCTGGCGGATGCGGGGGCGGCAAATAGAGTTCGGTTCGACTCCGAACCTCGACGACTGGAACAAATACCAAGGCCGGCCGCATGATTTCCTCGTGTTCGACGAGGCGGCAAATTTCCTTGAGGCACAAGTAAGAGCGCTGCTCGGGTGGCTGAGGTCGGTCGACCAGTCGCAGCGATGCCAGGCGCTTCTCACCTTCAACCCGCCTACTGACTCGGAGGGGCGTTGGGTGGTCAGCTTTTTTGCGCCGTGGCTGGACAAGAAGCACCCGCGGCCGGCGGCTGCCGGTGAGCTTCGGTATTTCGCGATGGTAGATGGGAAGGAAATAGAAGTGGACGATGGGACGCCTTTTCAGCACGGTGATGACCTCGTTACTCCCATGTCCAGGACATTTATCCCGTCGCGCATATCTGACAATCCGCACTTGATGGGGACCGGGTACATGGCAACGTTGCAAGCCTTGCCTGAGCCACTGCGCTCGCAAATGCTCTACGGAGACTTCCAAGCAGGCATGACTGATGATCCGTGGCAAGTGATACCTACGGCGTGGGTTGAAGCGGCGCAAGCGCGGTGGGTTCGGCCAGCGAAGCTTGATCCGATGGATTCGGTAGGCGTCGATGTGGCAAGGGGAGGCGGTGACAAGACCATCCTCGCCAGGCGTCACGGCATGTGGTTCGACGTTCCGCTGGCGCATGCCGGGAGCGCGACTCCAGATGGACCGTCGGTCGCTGGTCTGACCGTAGCAGCCATGCGCGACGAGGCGGTGATTCATGTCGACGTGATAGGCGTTGGTTCAAGCCCATACGACTTCCTTCTGGACATGGGCCTACAGGTGATTGGCGTCAACGTGTCCGAGTCGGCGACGGCCACAGATCGAAGCGGGCGTTTGCGGTTCAAAAATCTTAGGTCGCAACTCTGGTGGGCGATGCGCGAAGCTCTCGACCCGGCGAACAACTCGGGCATATGCCTGCCGCCAGACCCCATGCTGCTCGCTGATCTGTGCGCGCCGACGTGGAAGCCTGTAGGGTCGACGGTCTACGTGGCGAGCAGGGATGAGATCGTCAAGCGTATCGGGCGATCGCCGGACTACGGAAGCGCCTACATCCTGGCGTTGATCGACACGCCAAAGAGGAGCATGTTCAAGCCATCCGTGCGGCGGAATGCTGCGATGGATTACGACCCCTACGCCGTCAAGTAAATCTGCGCGTATTGCCGTGCCGGCGAACTATCGTTTGCCCATGTGCACAATCAGACGAGCAGCCGAAGAAGACATTGACGCCATGCTGGCGCTTGGGGCGGCGTTTTTCGGGTTCTCGCGGTTCGCCGAGTTCGTACCGTTTGATCCCGCGGGTGCTCGCGCGTCGGTGGCCTCATGTGTCGACTCCGGTATCGCCTTTGTTGCTGAACAAGATGGGCGAATTATCGGCGGGATCATCGGCGTCCTTTGCCCGGTATGGTTCAGTCCGAACTCCACCACTGCCGCAGAGCTTGGCTGGTGGGTTGACGAAGACTATCGCGGAAGCATGGCCGGGGTGCGGCTGCTGCGCGCCTTCGAGTCGACAGCAAAGGACGCTGGAGCCATTGCTGTTTCCATGTCTGACCTTTCCGCAGGAGGAACGTGGCCGGCCGGAAATCTTTTCGAGAAGCTCGGCTATACCGTCGTCGAGCGCTGCCAAATGAAGAGGATCAACTGATGGCCGCAATATCGTCAATCATCATGGGCGTGGCTGCTGCCGCAGGCGCCGCCATGCAGTACCGGTCCGCCAAGAAGGCGGAAGAGAGCCAGGAAGAGGCGCAAGAGCAGGCGCAGGCCAACGCGAACCGACAGGCTGACATAGCCGACAAGCAAGCCAAGAAGGCGGAACAGCAGATCAACGCGGCGAACCAGAAGCGCCCGGATACGGCGGCAATCCTGGCAGCGGCGCAGCAGGCTGGGCGTGCAGGCGCATCCGGCACGATGCTGACGGGGCCGCAGGGGGTCGATCCGAATGCCTTGGCATTGGGCAAAAACACGCTCCTGGGGCAGTAGGTGTCCGATCTGACATACCGCAAGCTTCTCGCCATGCGCCTGGCAGGGCTGCGCGCCGAGCGTGCGAGCTGGGTGCCGCACTGGCAGGAGATCAGCGACAACATCTTGCCAAGGTCCGGGAGGTTCTTCACCTCAGACCGCAACAAGGGCGACCGCCGGCATAACAAGATTCTCGACAACACTGGCACCCGCGCGCTGCGCACACTGGCTGCTGGCATGATGGCCGGGATGACTTCGCCAGCCAGGCCATGGTTTCGGCTGACGACCTCCGATCCTGAGCTTGACGAGTCCGTGGCGGTCAAGCTGTGGCTGTCCGATGTAACCAGGCTCATGCAGATGGTGTTTGCCAAGAGCAACACGTATCGTGCTCTGCATAGCTGCTACGAGGAGCTTGGCGCTTTCGGTACGGCCAGCACCATCGTTCTCGCGGATTACAGCAACGTCATTCACCATTACCCGCTGACGGCTGGCGAATACGCCATTGCGACTGATCATCGCGGAGTGGTGAATACCCTGTTCCGCGAGTACGAAATGACCGTAGGGGCCATGGCCGGAGAATTCGGCCTGGACAAGTGCAGCCATACCGTGCGCGGAATGCATGACCGTGGAAACCTCGACGCATGGGTGCCAGTGGTGCAGGCGATCGAGCCGCGTCATGATCGCGATCTGAAGCGCAAGGACGCGAAGAACATGCCATGGGCGTCCTGCTATTTCGAGCCTGGGGCCAGCGGCGGAGAAATGCTGCGCGAGTCAGGCTTCAAAGAGTTCGTGGCGCTTTGCCCAAGGTGGGCTGTCGCGGGCGGGGACATTTACGGCAACTCCCCGGCAATGGAAGCCCTCGGCGACATCAAGCAGTTGCAGCACGAGCAATTGCGCAAGGCGCAGGGGATCGACTACAAGACGCGCCCGCCGCTTCAAGCCCCGACCAGCTTCAAGAGCCATGACTCTGACTTGCTGCCAGGCGGTATCAGCTACGTCGATGCGGCAACGCAAGGGGGCGGCATCCGTACGGCTTTCGATGTTCAGATCGACTTGTCGCACATGCTTGAGGACATCCGGGATGTTCGAGATCGGATTCGGGCGAGCTTTTACGCCGACCTCTTCCTGATGCTTGCGAACCAGACCGACACGCGGATGACGGCAACTGAAGTCGCAGAGCGGCACGAAGAAAAGCTGCTGATGCTCGGTCCAGTTCTTGAGCGGCTGCATAACGAGATCCTTTCTCCGAAGATCGAAATGACCTTCGCACGCATGGTCGAAGCGGGCATCGTTCCGCAAGCGCCAGAAGAGATTCAAGGCATGGATCTAGGCGTCGAGTTCGTTTCGATGCTGGCTCAGGCGCAGCGTGCGATTGGAACCAACAGCATTGATCGATTCGTCGGCAACCTTGGCGCAGTGGCGCAGTTCAGGCCGGACGTGCTCGACAAGTTCGACGCGGACTACTGGGCAGACTCCTATTCCGACATGCTCGGTATCGACCCGCAGTTGATCGTTCCAGGCGATCAGGTTGTTCTCGTGCGGAAGGCCCGCGCAGAGCAGCAGCAAGCAGCGGCGCAGGCAGAGCAAATGCATGCCGCATCACAGGCCGCCGCGAATCTCGGCGGGATCGACACCAGCAAGCAGAGCGCGCTCACCGACATCACCAAGGCATTCAGCGGATACAGCTAACCAACAAGGATTTCAGATGACGACAATCGCACATCAAAGCTCCAGCACGCAGACAACCAAGGCATTCCTGGCTGTCTGGTCGGCGATGGGAGAGAACGACGACGGCGCGCCGCTGATGGGCGCGCAGTACACAGACAAGTCGGTTCAGGTTTCCGGCACGTTCGGTGGTGCGTCAGTCGTGTTCGAAGGGAGCAACGACGGCACGAACTGGGCAACGCTGACCGATCCGCAGGGGAACGCGCTGACGATTCCTGCAGCCAAGATAGAAATGATCTCGGAGGCGACTTGGTATGTCCGTCCTCGGGTGTCTGGCGGCGACGTGACCACAAGCCTGAATGTTGTCGTGCTGATGAAGGAATGATGAAATGAATAATCTGATCCAGGCCGCTGCCGATGCCCGCCGGCTGCTCAAGGGGTTTGCGGGGATTGCCGCGGTGGCAGATGCATTCGAAGACGTTGGCAAGCTTCAGCAAGCGAAGGGCGAAGCGGAAGCGGCGCTTGATGTTCTGCGCAATCAGTTCGCCGAAGTACAGGCAGAAATCCTGCTGGCCAAGGATTCGGCTAACTCGTATGTGATGCGTACCGAGGCCTACGTGAACGAACTGACGGTCGCGGCGGAATTCGAGGCCAAGAAGATTGTTGATGAAGCCCGCGCGGAAGCCGAGAAGATTTGCTCTGCTGCGCTTGAGCAGATCCGGGTTTCTGATGCGTCTGTGGCGGCGGCGATGGATCGCGTGCAGGCGCTTGAGATCGACCTGGTTGCGAAGCGCAGGGAGTTTGACGAACTGGACGGCAAGATTGCTGCTCTGCGCGAGCAGGCGGCAAGGGTTCTTGGTTGATTACGGCAAAGGAGAGATAGAAATGGCAATGGCATACGCAACAGCAGTACGAACGGCCCGCATGCAGGCGGTTGCCGACGCGATTGATGGGGACGTTGGAGCAGGATCGCTCGAAATCGGGACGTCTGGTTTCGGAACTGTTCTGGCGGTCCTCGCCCTGGCTGATCCGTGCGGAACGGTATCCGGCGGGGTGCTCACGATGGACGTTACGCCAGCCCTTGAGGACTCAAGCGCAAATGCTACCGGCACTGCTGCGGAGGCAAGAATCAAGGACAACAGCGGGGACATTATCGTCAGCGGCCTGACGGTTGGCACGTCAGGAACGAACATCGTACTGACCTCTACGGCCATTGTGGCTACCGAGCCGGTGACGATTACGGCATTCACGATTACCGAAGGGAACCCATGATGAATACTAAGCTGGCTGGCACTACGTGGGCATCATTGATCTTCTGCCTGTTGGTGTTTTTCGCCGGCATTGCCAGCGCGTCAGGGTTAACCACGGCGCAGCGCGCAGCGCTTGCCGCGGACATCACGGCCGCGCAGGAATTCGCTGCTGTGCCGCACAACGAGAATGGCGCCTACGCGATCGCAGAAGCCTACAACCTGCCGACAGCGTCGTTCGTGGTCTGGAAAACTTCGGTGAACATCGACGAGATCATGCGCAACGGAATCGCATGGGATCGTGTGGATAACCTGAGCGTCGGCAAGGCGCGTGTATGGGACTGGATGAGCCGGCTCGGATCGTTTGATTGCTCGCGTGCCAATATCCGGGCTGGAATCGACGCGACATGGGTCGGAACGGCTGCCGATCTGGCGGTGCGGGCAACGGTCTACACGCACTGCAAGCGCCTGGCGACACGTGTCGAGAGGCTTTTCGCTACGGGCAAAGGTACGACAAATGATCCGGGCCTGCTGGTGCTCGAAGGCGCTATCAACTACCGCGACGTAGCCGACGCCATGGAGTGGTAAGTCATGTCAGACATCAAGACCAAGTATCCATCGACGTCCAGCGTTACGCTGACGATCAGCCTGGCGTCGCTGGCGAGTGGATCGGCAGGAGTATTTACCGCCGGCCAGGAGTCGACGGCGGTCGACAACACTAGCAACCTAGATGTAGATCACTTGCTGTCAGGGGTAATCCGGGCCGGAACGTCTCCAACCGCCAGCCGGTACATCAACGTCTACGTCTACGCCAACATCTCAAGCGCGAGCGGCACGCCGACCTACCCTGATGTTCTCGACGGCACAGATTCGGCTGAAACATTCACGTCTGCCAATGTCATGAATGGGATCGTCAAGCTCGCCGCATCGATGATCAGTGACAGCACGTCGAACCGAGACTACTTCTTCGGTCCGGTTTCCGTCGCGCAGTTGTTCGGCGGGTCACTCCCGAAGTTCTGGGGTGTTTTCGTTGCGCACGATACCGCCGTTGCGTTGAACGCAACCGGTGGCCAGCACGTTCTGACCTACGAGCGCATTCAGGCACAGACGGTCTAAACCGCCGTGGCTTTCCCATTCAAGACGACCCGGGCGCACGCTCCGCAGCAGTTCGTCGGCCTGTCTGGATCGCCGCTGGCTGCCGGGCTGGTGTATGCGGCCGGCGGCGACTTCCGGTTTAACCAAGCGGATGGCGACAATGGCGGGCTGCGCGTCGGCGGGCTGGTAGTCACTACGCCACGCGGGCCGGCGCTGAAGCTCAACGGAGCAGAATACGTCAAGCTTGGCGTCGACGTCGCAGGCGTCGATCTGTTTGCCGACTCGTCGCACACGTGGTCAATTGTCGCTCTGGTTCGACAGAATGCTGCTGGGTCGACAGGTTCAATTGTCGCGAAAACGTCAGGCGAATCTGGCGCGACGACGCACCTGAACATGTATCTGGAGAGCGGCGGCGTCTCGACCAACATCCGAGGCAGCTACGCCAGCGGCGGCGGATCGCTGAGCACCAACCCCAACCAGATAACCCTGACGTGGGACGGAACGACCGCCTATCTGCACCGTGACGAGACGATAACCGGTACGAGGACGGTCGGCACGGCTTCGGCTGAAGCGGCAGAGACGATCTGCTTCGGCGCCCGCAATGACGGCGCATCGCTGTTCCTCACAGGCGAGCTTGGCTACGTCCTGATCTACAACAGGGCTATCTCGCGCGCCGAGCACCTTGCGCTACTGAAAAGTCCTGGCTCCGTCTTCGCAAGCAACCAGCCACGGTTTTGGCTCCCATCCATATCTGGGGGTGGTGTAAGCGGAACAGCATCAGTAGTCGACGGGCCAGACACGGCAACCGCTGCTGGCAAGGCTGGGACCGTTGGCGCAGCAGCGGTTACAGAAGCCGGAGACGCAGCGGAAGCGTCAGGGAAGGTTGGGACCACAGGGGCGGCTGCGGCAACAGAGGCCGCCGATATTGCGGCAGCTACAGGGTCAGTCGGCACCGACGGGGTGACTGGTTCAGCATCGGTCGTAGAAGCTGGCGACTCTGCGGCGGCGGCAGGTACGGTCGGCAAGAAAGGATCGGCGGCAGTAACCGATTCTGGCGATGTTCCGGCTGGCGTAGGGAAGAAGACGCACACCGGCACTGCATCAGTAACGGAATCCGGCGACGTGGTTGCTGCGGTCGGAACTGTGCCAGGAGTGATGACGCTAACCCCGGCTGACATCGAAGCTGTCGCCGCAGCCGTCGTCGGTCGCCTGCTCGGTTCGCGCACTCTCGGCGCTCACCTTCAAGTCATCTCTGCAACGCTGGTCGGGGAGTCGTCCGGCGCCGGCACGGCGCACATGGCATTTACTGACGGCGGCGTTACCGTAGAAGCTGATGTGCCACTTCCAGGCGTCGTCGGGGATCGCACGAACATCGTAATCTCCGGTGTTTAGCCAGCAATTCTTTGCTCCGCAGTACTTCGCCAGGGCGTGGTTCTCGCCGTCTGGCGAGTCAGGATTGTTCAGGGAATGGCTGATCCGCTACCGCCGTCGGCGCCGCGTGTAGCGTGCGCGTATTCAATGGCGAATCCAATACAGTCGCGACATGGAACATGATCCGACAGATTTTGAAGGCGAAGAGATCGCGCAAGCGGAAAAGGCCGTCAGATCGAAATCTGCGCGAGATGTTGAAGACGCTGATTTCAAGTGGCTGATGGGAAGCCGGCGCGGTCGTCGAATCGTCTGGAGGCTTCTGGATCGGGCCGGGATTTTCCGGTCGTCGTTCAATTCGAATTCAATGGCCATGGCGTTTGCCGAGGGGTGCAAGAACGATGGGCTGCGCATCATTGGGCAAATCCACTTGCTTTGCCCGGACACCTATTCAGTCATGATTCAAGAGGCACTTGATGACAAGCGAAACAACTGCTGACGCCACCCAAACCACTGATGGCGGCACTGCTGAAACGGAACCAGAGGCCGCTACTGCTGCGGAGACTGCTGGCCAAGAAACGGCGGCTACGGATGCTTCCGAAACCGCTTCCGCCGGAGCGCCAGAGTCCTATTCCTTCGTCGCCCCCGAAGGGCAGGAATATGATGCTGTAATTCTGGCGTCCTATTCTGAGGTCGCGAAGTCGCTGGACTTGCCGCAAGACAAGGCGCAGGCGATGCTTGAGAAGATGTCGCCGGTAATCGCCGCGCGCCAGTCTGAACAACTCGCTGCGGCGCAAGCCGGGTGGCTTGATTCGGCGAAGTCGGACAAGGAATACGGTGGCGACAAGCTGCCGCAGTCACTCGCGGTGGCGCAGAAGGCCATGGAGGCGTTCGCGACTCCTGAACTCAAATCGCTTTTTGAAGCTACCGGGCTGGGGAACCATCCTGAAATCGTCAGGTTCATGGTCCGGGCCGGCAATGCGATCAGCGAAGACAAGCACATCAGCGGCAGGAACAGCGGCGCGGCGCCTGCGCAAACCATGGCGCAGCGCATGTACCCGAACATGAACCCTTAAAGGAACAACACAATGCCAACTCTCAGTACGGGCCAACTCACTCTGGCCGATTACAGCAAGCGCCTCTCTCCGGACGGCAAAATCGATCCGATCGCAGAGCTTCTGTCGCAGCAAAACGAGATCCTCGAAGATGTCGTCTACTGCGAAGCAAACCAGATCACCAGCCACGTCACGACGGTTCGAACCGGTCTTCCGGCAGTCTATTGGCGGCAACTGAATGCCGGCGTGCCGCCGAGCAAGAGCACCACGGCGCAAGTGACAGAGCCATGCGCAATGCTCGAAGCCCGCAGCCATATCGACTCGAAGATCCTGCTGCTCAACAACAATTCCGCGTCCATCCGGCTGTCCGAGGAATCACCGTTCCTTGAGGCCATGGGCCAGGAAATGTGCGGCAAGCTGTTCAACGGTAATGTGGGCGTCGACATGAAGACGTTCAGCGGCCTGGCGACTCGGTATTCCAGCACGTCGGCGGGCAACGGCGGAAACGTCATTCTCGCAGGAGGCAGCGGATCGGACAACGCATCGGTGTACCTGGTGGTATGGGGCGAACAGTCTGTATTCTGCCCCTTCCCGAAAGGAAGCAAGGCCGGCCTGCAGTCCCGCGACCTTGGCGAAGAGTCTGTCTCGGACGGAGCAGGAGGCTGGTATCAGGCAGCAAGGTCGCTGTTCCAGTGGGACGCTGGTCTGGTCGTCAAAGACTGGCGCTACGTGGTTCGCATCGCCAATATCGACGTGTCCGATTGGGTCGGAGTGACCAGCACGCAGGCGGCAACGGCGGCAACGAACGTCATCAAGCTGATGATGAAAGCGATCGCCCGTATCCCGAATTTCCAGATGGGGAGGGCGGCGTTCTACGCCAACCGCAGCATCAAGGAAGGACTGATGATCCAGGCGCTTGAGAAATCGTCCAGCGCGCTCGGCATCAAGGCTGCTCTGACGCAGTTCGGCTCCAACATCAACCAGCTTGAATTCATGGGCATCCCGGTTCGCTGCGTCGATCAGCTCGGCATCGCCGAAACCCTCGTTTCGTAACCGGTGGCACAAGGAGAATCACATGATCACAGATGCACTGCTGCAGCTTTCCGCTGCGCAAGCCGTCACGGCTTCCGCCGTGTCCACCAATACCATCGATCTCGGTGTCGCCCGCGATCTCGGTCAGGGAACCGATCTGTTCGTCACGATTGGCGTCGACGAGGCCGCGACCGCATCAGGCGCCGCGACTGTTGATTTCCAGATCATCACGTCAGCCGCCGCAGCGCTCACGTCGCCGACGATCATCGGGTCCACCAGCCCGATCGGGAAAGCAGAACTGACGCTTGGTCGAAAGCCGATCTCGATCCGCATTCCGTCGGCCAACCTTGCGGCGCAGCCGGTCGGGCAGAGATACCTTGGCGTTCAATACACCGTCGCTACCGGACCTCTGACCGCCGGGAAATTCACGGCGCACGTGACGCTTGAAGATCCTGGCGTTGGCAAGTACTACGGTTCAGGCTTCGCCGTCGCGTAAGGGGGGCGCATGCCAGAGTACATCGCAAACTCAGACGTGTGGATCTCACACGAGTGCCGGATGGCAAAGGCTGGTGATCGGTTCGAAACCGAATTCCCCAAAGGGCCTGGCGGCGCAGACATGCGGCTGGGGGATAGCCTGACGCTCGTCAGCGACAAGCCGTCGGACAAGGCGCCTCCGGAAGTGCCACGCAAGTAAATCAACAAAGGGGCCTTGCGCCCCTTTCTTTCATGGGGGCGCGATGGCGTCAGACGTTGAAATCTGCAACATGGCCTTATCGCACCTTGGCGCTGATGCCACGGTGGCCAGCATTGATCCGCCAGAAGGCTCCGCGCAAGCAGAGCACTGCGCCCGGTTCTTCCCGATCGCTCGGGATTCCCTTCTCGAAATGCCGGATGCCGCATGGCGGTTCGCCACCCGCCGTGCGCAGCTGGCGCAACTCACGTGCGACTGGGAAGCGTGGGATTACGCCTACGCCATCCCGGCCGATCTGCTGCGCGTCATCGCGGTCATGCCGTCCGATGCCGACGATGACTACGTGGCTGTCTCGCAGACAGGATCGGCTGAACTCGTCACGTCGAGCGTGCCGCAGCCGTACACGGTCGAGATAAACGACGACGGCGCGCTGGTTATCTACACAGATCAGGAAAACGCCATCGTGCGCTACACGGCGCTGGTATCCGACACCGCCCGGTTCTCCCCGCTGTTCGTGCTGGCGCTGTCTTGGCATCTTGCCGGGCTGCTGGCCGGGCAAGTCATCAAGGGCGATGCTGGCGCAGCCGAAGCAAAGCGCTGCGCCGCGATGATGCAAGCCTATCTGGCCAAGGCTGCGGCGTCCGACGCACGGCAGCACATGGCGCGCCCGGCGCACAGTGTTGGGTGGATCGCTGGCCGATGAAATGAGCAACGTCCGCACGCTGCAGCGCTCATTTGCCGCCGGCGAGGTATCGCCCGAACTGTTCGGGCGCATCGATGACGCCAAGTACCAATCGGGCCTGGCGCGCTGCCGGAACTTCATCACGAAACCACAAGGGCCGGCAGAAAACCGGGCCGGGTTCGGTTTCGTCCGGGCCACCAAGAACAGCGGCGTCAAGTCTCGGCTGATCCCGTTCACCTACTCGACAACGCAAACGATGGTGATCGAGGTTGGCGCCGGCTACTTCCGGTTCCACTCGCAAGGCGCAACGCTGCTCAGTGCTGGCGTCCCATACGAAGTGGCGAACACATTTGCCGAAGCGGATCTTTTCGACATCCATTTTGTTCAGTCTGCCGACGTGCTGACGCTGGTTCATCCTGGCTATCCGCCGCAGGAACTGCGCAGGCTTGGCGCGCTCAGTTGGTCGCTGACGACCATTTCATTTGCCGCCGCAATCTCCCCGCCGGCTAGCGTCACGGCAACGCCAACTGGCGCAGGAACCATCGCCTATGCCTACGTGGTCACAGCCATCGCTGCTGACGGGATATCGGAGTCGGCGGCGTCGACAGCGGGAACATGCACCGGGAACCTGTTCACGACCGGCAACAAGATCGATGTCACGTGGCCGGCGGCGACAGGCGCGACGCGCTACAACGTATACAAGATGTCCGGCGGCCTGTACGGGTACATCGGGCAGACAGCAACGCTGGCACTGGTCGACGACAACATCGCCGCCGATCTGAGCAAGACGCCTCCGATTTACGACACCGTCTTTGCGTCCACCAGCAACTATCCTGCGGCGGCGTCCTACTTCGAGCAGCGCAGATGCTTCGCCGGGACCGTCACCCAGCCGCAGAACATCTGGATGACGAAGAGCGGCACCGAGTCGAACGTTTCGTACTCGCTGCCGATTCGCGATGACGACCGAATCGCTTTCAGGGTTGCTGCCCGAGAAGCGAACACGATCCGCCACATCGTTCCGCTGACGCAACTGCTGCTGCTCACAAGCGCTGCGGAATGGAGGGTAACGTCGGTAAATTCCGATGCCATCACGCCAAGCACGATCAGCGTTCGCCCGCAGTCATACGTTGGTGCGTCGAACGTGCAGCCGGTGATCATCAACAACACGCTGATATACGGCGCCGCGCGCGGCGGGCATGTTCGCGAGCTGGCGTACTCGTGGCAAGCGAACGGATTCGTTACCGGCGATCTGTCCTTGCGCGCTGCGCACTTGTTCGACACCTTCGACATCGTCGACATGGCGTACAGCAAGGCGCCGCAGCCTGTCGTGTGGTTCGTGTCGTCGTCTGGCAACCTGCTCGGCTTGACTTACGTGCCAGAGCAGCAGATAGGGGCTTGGCACTGGCATGACTCGGCTGGCGGCGTGTTCGAGTCCTGTTGCGTCGTTGCCGAGGGAGGCGAGGATGTGCTGTACGTCATCGTTCGGCGCACGATCAACGGCGGCAGCGTGCGCTACGTTGAGAGGCTGTCGTCGCGTGATTTTGCAACGCCTGCTGACTCGTTCTTCGTCGATTGCGGGCTTACCTATTCCGGTTCTCCGGCAACGGTCATCAGCGGCCTGGATCACCTTGAGGGTGAAGAGGTCAGCATCCTTGCCGATGCCTGCGTGCACCCTCGGCGCGTCGTTGACGGCGGTGCAATCACGCTCGACCAGGAAGCCAGCAAGGTGCATGTTGGGCTGCCGATTACCGCCGACATCAAGACTCTGCCCGTCGCAATGCAGGTTGACGGCAGCTTCGGGCAAGGACGGTTTAAGAACGTGAACAAGGTGTGGATGCGCGTCCATGGGTCATCCGGGATCTTCGTCGGGCCGAGCGAGGATCGACTTGTCGAAGCGAAGCAGCGGACAACTGAATCGCCAGGTTCACCACCAGACCTCAAGACGCAGGAAATTCAGGTCATGCCGAGCAACGCATGGGGCGACAGCGGGCAAGTCTTCGTGCGCCAAGCCGATCCGCTGCCGCTGTCGGTCCTGTCGATGACCGCTGAAGTGGCGATGGGCGGATAGCCTGCGCGTAACAGGCAGGCGGACGCCTATTCTTCGGGCACACATTCGGAGCGATCGGCATGGGATTTTCGGCGTCAAACATCGGCAGCCTGTCGCTGATCGGCCAGGCCGGCGGCGCGATCACCTCGGCCATCGGCAGCAAATTCGAAGCGGCCAGCAAGAAGTCGTCGCTGAACGCTCAGGCAGGGCTGGCGAACACGTCGGCGCGCATCGCTGAAACGAATGCGCGAATCGCCGAGCTTGGCGCGCAGACCGCGCTTCAGCAAGGCGAATCACAGGTTGCCAAGCTCACGCTTCAGGCTGGAAACCTCAAGGCGTCGCAGCGCACCACGATGGCCGCTAACGGAATCGACATCGGGCAAGGCAGCGCTGCCGAGTTGCAGGCTTCGACCGACATCATGAAAGAGATCGACGCCAACACGTTGACCGCCAACGCTATCCGGCACGCCTTCGGCTACCAAACGCAAGCGACAAATGCCCGGACGCAAGGCGTGAATGCCAGAAACGCAGCCTTGGCGCAGCAGGCTGCGGCAAGCGGAATATCGCCCGGAATGGCCGGCGCAACTTCGCTTCTCGGCAGCGCAACCAAGGTTGCGGCATCGTGGTACGGGATGAACAAGGCCGGGGTGTTCGACAAGCCGCCGAAGGTTGATGATGAAGACATCGGGATGAGCTACTGATGGCTCGCGTTCCGACATACGACAGCCAACAGGTTACGGCGAGCGCATTGCCGGCGTCTCAGTTCGGCGCTGTGACATCGCCAACCGTCCCGAACTTCGCGGCAGAGCAAGCGCAGCAGGCTGGCCAGGCCATGCAACAGGCTGGCGCCGTTGGCGGGCAGATCGCGCTCGACATGCAGACCGAGGCGAACCATCTGCGCGTTGTCGACGCTGCCAATCAGGCCAAGGAAGCGTCTTTCGATCTTCTGTACCACAAGGAAACTGGCGCGCTCAACCAGCGCGGATGGTCTGCACTGAGCCGTGAAAGCGGGAAAGACCTTGCCTCCGAATACGCCGAGAGGTTCCGGGAAGTCACTGACAAGATTGCCGCCGGGCTCGGCAACGACGCGCAGCGAAAAGTTTTCGCGCAGCAGGCGGCGAACATGCGCACAAGCCTGTACGGGCAGACACGCAGCCATCTGAGCAGTGAATTTCAGCGGTACAAGGTCAGCACGTTCGACGCGACGGCAGCTACCGCGAGCCGGGAAATCGCGCTTGTCGGAGCGAGCGGAAAGATACCCGTCGATCAAGAGACTGGGCGCAGCCAGATCGACGACGCTGCCGACCGCATCATCGCCGTTACCCGCGAGAAGGCACGCATGGTCGGGCTTTCTCAGGAAGAAGCGGACGTGCAAGCGCAGCGCGTGTTGAGCGGGGCGCACGTGCTGGCGATTCAGGGGGCGGTCGAGAGTGGGAACATCCAGTTCGCGGCGGCCTACGTCGACCGCTACAAGGGCCAGATGGAGGCCGGCGACCTCCTGCGTGTGCGCGGGGTCATGGATAAACAGGTTCAGGCGCAGCGGACCATGGCAGCGGTCGACAGCGCAACCAAGGAAATGCGGCCGCGCTTCTTCGGGAGCGACATAGATCGTGCTTTCAGCGTTGCGATCATGGCCGAGTCTGGTGGGAAGCAGTTTGCCGCCGACGGCACGCCGCTGACCAGCAAGGCCGGGGCAATCGGCATCGCGCAAGTCATGCCGGCCACCGGTCCGGAAGCAGCCAAACTCGCTGGCATGCCGTGGGATGAGCACCGGTACCGGACCGATGAGAGCTACAACCGGGCGATTGGAATGGCCTACTTCAATGAGCAGGTTCGGGTGAATTCCGGCGATCTGCAAAAGGCGTGGGCGGCCTACAACGCCGGTCCTGGCGCGCTCAAGGAGGCGGTCAAGAAGGCCGATAAGTCCGCCAAGTTGGCGCAGAATGACCCGTCCATCGCTGCCGTTCCGTGGCTGCAGTTCCTCCCGAAAGAGACTCGCGAGTACGTCACCAAGAACAGCAAGGCATACGAGTCTGGCGCAGGCAGGGCCAAGGAACCGACGGCCCTTGAGTTCGTGCAGGCTTCGGTGTCAAGGCTTGGTCCAGACGCGGACGCAGAGCAGATCAGATCGACGCGAATCAGTGCCGAGCACCAGTACAAGCTGATCACCGACGAGAAGAAGCAGCGGAACGACGACAACTTCCTGGCTGCGCAAGATGCGCTTGTGCGCAACGGAGGAAACTTCGCTGGGCTTTCTGCTTTCGTGCGCGAGGCAATACCGGCTGACAGAATGGATGACGTGCTGACATTCGCCGGGAAGCTGGCAAGTGGCGTGCCGATAGAAACCAACTGGAACACCTATTCACGGCTGGTAAGCATGGCCACCGTCGCCCCAGCAGAATTCAGTTCCACAAACCTCATGCTACATCGTGGGCAATTGGCGCCGCCACAGATCAAGCAACTGATCGACATGCAGGCAAAGGTCAACGATCCGGCGCAGCGGCCCGAAGTGGCTACGCTGGCACAGCAGCTTGCCACGGCGCACAATCAGCTTGGATTCAAAGCGAACAACCATGAACAGAAGGGGATGTTCGATTCGGCAGTCATGGCCGCCATTGCTGACGAGACGCGCACCAAAGGGCGAGCGCTGACGTTCGAGGAACGAGACAAGATCATCAAGCGAATGATGTTGCCGACAGGTGGATTGTGGTTATCGACAGATCGACTGTACGAGGTTGCAGGGACGGCGAAGGAAAAGTCCGCCGTGGTGAAGATGTCCAGCGATGAGCGCGCGATGATCGCCGACAGCCTTTTGAGAAGGGGCGAGAAGCCGACCGAAGAAAAAATACTTGCCTTGTTCAAGCGGCGCTACGGGATCAACTGATGGCCAACCCATACGACGACATTTCACTGACAGGGGCTGCAGCGAAGCCTTCCGGGAACCCCTACGACGCGATCCCGTTGCGCGATCCGTCAGATGTTCGCGGAGCCCTCGTCAGTGCCATGAATGCCAACCCGGATGCGGCGGGGCGAGCAGCACGGCTGGCCCGACAGATTGGATCGCCGGCTGCCGCAGTCGAGGCGCACTTGCCCGAAGTCGAATCGATCGTCAAGGTCGACTACTACGCCAAGATGATTGAGCGCGCGCCGCGCACCGAAGATTTTCTGCGCAACCCAGACAAGGCCAGGATGGCGCATGACGATGTTGAAAATCTGTCAGCGTGGGAGTCTGCCGGGCAGTTCCTGAAGAACAGTGGAAAGGCCCTGGCATCCGGCGTCCCGGCATTCAACGAAGGATTCTGGGGTGTCGGCCAGGCCGGTGGCGAAGTGCTATCGAAACTGACTAAGCCGCTTGTCGGCATAGGGCTTCCTGATGTCGGCGACAGCGCAGCGCAGTTCTTCGGCGATCAACGAAAGATATCTCAGGCGATCAAGCAGTCGCTCATGACTGTTCCAGAGGGAAACATTTCAGCCGGGTGGTACTCTGGCCTTCAGTCTCTCACGATGAACATGCTGACGCTTCCTGCTGCGTTCATGTCAGGGAATCCTGTGCTGTCACTCGTGCCGATGGCCGCAACAACTGGCGGTCAGGCATACGGGCAAGCGCGGGACAAGGGAGTAGGCGTTGGTTCTTCTTTGGCGTTCGGCGCATCGCAGGCGGCAATTGAATACGCTACCGAGAAGCTGCCCGTCGCGTGGTTGTTGAAAGACATCAAAGCCGGGGCTGGGTTTGGCAAGATGCTTGGAAGGCAGATGCTGGCGGAAGTGCCTGGCGAGCAGGCAGCAACAGCATTACAGGATCTGAACGAGTGGGCAGTTCTCAACCCTCAAAAGCCGTTCGCTGACTACATCAAGGAACGCCCAGGCGCATTTGTCCAGACTCTTGTTGCAACCATGGTCGGAGCGGGCGGGCAGGTCGGAACGATCAAGTTGGCTGATATGGCTATCCAGGCCGCGCAGGCGAAAGAGCAGCAAGCCGTTGAAGCAGGTAAAGCAGGCCAACTACTTGCCGAAATGAACAAACTTGCTGCGGCGTCGAAGGTCCGCGAGCGAGATCCTGAAACGGCACGCGAGTTCTTCCAAAGCATCCTCGATGACGGCAACGACTCTGTCTGGATCACGCCGGACGCCCTGGCGCAGTCCGGCATGGCCGAACAAATGGCACAGGCTATCCCGGCAGTTGCCGAGCAGCTTGGATCCGCCTCGCAGACTGGTCACGACATCCGTATCCCGGTGGCAGACCTCATGGCGACAATGGCCGGGCCAGATCTTGCGCAATCGATCCTTCAGCACGTGGCAACAGAGCCTGGTGGCTTCACTACGACCACTGCCGAAGAGTACATGCAGAGCGGCAAGGCCGAAGAACTGAAGGCAGAAATTGATCGCGTACTTGGCGAAAAGGATGGCGACGACTCCTTCGCAGCCAGTTCGCAGGAAGTTGAGGACGCCGTCTTCGCCGAGTTGCAGAGCGCAGGTCGGCATGCGGAATCGGTGAATAGAACGGATGCGATACTGCACCGGCACTTCTTCAGCGTCATGGCAGCCAAACTTGGCGAAATGCCGAAGGCTTTGTTTGACCGGTATGCTATCCGGGTGGTGGCAAAGGCTGGCGGAGATGATGGTAGTCTGGACCAAACGGCCTGGCATGGAACGCCGCACGTGTGGGAGCCAGAGCCTGGCTTCCCTCACGGGAGGCCACGGCTGGACAAGATGGGAACTGGCGAGGGAGCGCAGGCTTACGGGTGGGGGTGGTACTCGGCGGAAGCGGATGGAGTGGCGAACGAATATGCCGCGAAACTGGCAAAACCTGTCGTCTTGTTCAACGGCGTTCGTGCGAAAGATTTGAAGGTGTCTGAAAGGGCGAAGCAGCTTGCGGAGTGGATAGAAAGCCGGTCCGGAGCAATGCAGTACGGCCACCAAGGAGATTCAGCAAGGGCAGACTTCGCAAGGCTCCCGCAAGACGTCAAGGAAGAGCTTGGCAACGTAGATGTTTACGACGGAGGGACGCTGTACAAACTCGACATCCCGGACGATGTGCTGCCGCACTTACTGGACTGGGACCGTCCGCTGAGCGAGCAGCCTGAAGTTCTTGCCGCCCTGGAAACAGACCCGCAAATGGGCAAGTCCTCCATCGGCTGGCGCGGCGCCCCCAGCGGGGCATGGGAGCGCGCGATGGGCGGCAAGTCGCGAAACGGCGAATGGCTCTACCGTGAAATAACGAACAACGACCAGAAGGCTGCAAGCGCTGCCTTGCGTGCTCTCGGCATCCCCGGCCTGCGCTACCTCGATGGCAACAGCCGTGCCGACGGCAAAGGAACCTACAACTATGTGATATGGGACCAGCCGACGCTCGACCGCATTGCGCTGTTGGAGCGCAACGGGGAGAAACTGGACGCGATTCGAGAGGCGAACATTCTGCGCCAATCCGACCAGTCGCCACGCGGCACATTCAGCCCTTCGAAGAACACCATAGCGCTTCTCAAGGACGCGAACCTATCGACCTTCCTGCACGAGTCTGGGCATTTCTTCCTGGAGGTTATGGCCGATCTCGCATCTCAGCCGATGGCGCCAGCCGCCGTGCAGCAAGACATGCATGCCATCCTCGACTGGTTCGGCGTCGCTGACATGCCAACGTGGGCGAATCTCGAATTCGAGGAGCGTCGGTCATATCACGAGAAGTTCGCGCGCGGGTTCGAGTTGTACTTGGCCGAGGGCAAGGCGCCATCGATCGAGCTGCATGGCGTGTTTCAGAGGTTCCGCGCTTGGCTGCTGAAGGTCTACACGTCGCTCAAGTCGCTGAACGTTTCCCTGACACCAGAAGTGCGCGGCGTTTTCGACCGGATGCTGGCAACAACCGAAGACATCAAGCAGGCGGAACAGGCCCGAAGCATGATCAATCTGTTTTCGACGGCAGAACAAGCGGGCATGAGCCAAGAAGACTTCGCCGCCTATCACGCGCTTGGTACGGATGCGACGAACGTCGCAATCGAGGAACTTCAGGCGCGAGGCATGCGCGACATGCAATGGATAAAGAATGCTCGCGTCCGCGTGCTGAAGAAGTTGCAACAGGAGTCGAAGGCCAAGCGTGCAGAGGTCAAGATGACTGCCCGCCGTGATGTGATGAGCCAGCCTGTATATCGCGCGTGGCAGTTCCTGACGGCCAAGATCGGTGCGGATGATGTGGTCGACGTGGCGGCGAAGCCAAAGAGCGATCCTCGCGAACTGAATCCTGAAACCGATTCGCTGTTCAAGGCAATTGCCAAGCTCGGCGGTATCAACAAGGCTGAAGCCGTCAGCACGTGGGGGACCGATCCGGCCGACAAGCCAACCAGCGGCGTGTTCGGTATGCCGGTGTGGCGCGTCGAAGGCGGACTATCTATCGACGGCATGGCAGAGGCACTTGCACAGCACGGATACCTGACGCAAGACGAAAACGGCAGGGTCGACGTGCGCGAGCTGGAACAGTTGTTCGCCGATGAGCTTAGAGGGAGCCCGCAGTATTCCAACGCCGTCGACGCGTCGTCGATGATGGACCAGCCGCCGAAAGCTGGCGAAGACATGGCCAACCATGGCGGGCTGCGTGCTGGCCGTCTGAACCTCGACGGATTGCGTGACACGTCGCTATCGAGCGACCAGATAGAGGTCTTGAAGGCCCGCAGGATGACCGCTGCCGGCGGCTTGCACCCGGATGTCGTCGCCGAACTGTTCCCCGAGTTCGGGAGTGGTGATGCGCTTGTTCAGGCGCTCGTCGCAGCAGTTCCTCCGCTCGAAATGATAGATGCGCTGACCGATCAGCGAATGCTTGAGCAATTCGGCGAACTGTCTTCGCCGGAAGCAATCGCGCAAGCCGCCGATATGGCGATCCACAATGAAGTCAGGGCCAGGGCCATTGCGACCGAGCTTGCGACGCTCGAAAAGGCGCTCAATGTGCGCGGGGATGCCGGGAATGATCGGAACGGCAGGAGGCGGACGTTCGCCGTTCTGCCGGCGGCCGCTCGGGAGTTTTCGAATGCGATGATCAGCCGCCTGAAAATCCGCGACATCAAGCCTGCGCAATACTCCGGATCTGCGGCGCGTGCTGGTCGTGCGGCAGCAAAGGCTGAGAAGTCCGGCGACATCGAAACGGCGGCATCGGAGAAGAGGACTCAACTGCTGAACATCTATGCCACCCGTGCGGCGCATGAAGCCATCGAGGAAGCGAGGAAGATCGATGAGTTCTTCCGCCGGGTAATCGGCGGCAAGGATGCGACGGTAGGGAAGTCTCGCGACATGGATTTGGTGAATGCCGCGCGGGCGGTGCTGGCAGCGTATGGCTACGGCGGCAAGGCAAAGTCCGCCGTCGCGTATGTGGAGGTCGTTCAGAAGAATGATCCCACATGGATGGCCGACGTGATCCGCAAAGCAGTTGAAGAAGCGGAAGCCAACGGCAAGCCGATCAAGGATCTGACGCTCGATGAGTTGCGGGCACTGAAGGAAGATGTTGATGCTCTATGGCACTTGGCTGAGCGCAGCCGGACGATGGAGATCGACGGCGTGCTGATGGACCGAAAGACCGTTGCGGATGCGCTGTTCAGGCGCATGCAAGAGCTTGGGATTACGCAGCATGCCCCAGGAGAATCAAGCGCAATCACTGACGACGAAATGCGCGCGATGAATTTCTCATCCATCAAGGCCATTCTGCGGCGCGTCGAATCGTGGGTCGATCAGCAGGACGGCGGGGAGAGGTTCGGGCCGTTCCGGCGATACCTTTGGACACCGATCAAGGATGCCGCTGACGCCTACCGAGCAGCGAAGGCCGAAAGGCTGCGCGCTTTCCGGGATGCGTTCTTGGCGATCGCTCCGTCCATGACTCGTTGTCTGGTCGCTGCGCCAGAGCTTGGCTACACCTTCGGCAAAGAATCCGGCGGGGTGGCCATGAACGAGATCCTGCATGCGATCCTGCACACCGGAAACGAAAGCAATAAGCGCAAGCTGTTGGTCGGCAGAGGATGGGCATCCGTATTGCCCGGCGGGGCCATCGACACCGGCCGGTGGGATGCGTTCGTCGCTCGCATGATCGACTCAGGCAAGCTCACAAAGGCGCACTACGACTTTGCCCAGAAGGTTTGGGACCAGATGGAGGCGATGAAGCCTGCGGCGCAGCAGGCGCACCGAGACGCTACAGGCAAGTACTTCGAAGAGGTTACAGCTACTCCGTTCGTTACTCCGTTTGGCGCCTACCGTGGAGGCTACGTTCCTGCGATGGTGGACAGCCGAATCGTCAAGGACATGGAGTTGAAAAAGCTGGTCGAAGAAGGGAATGATGGCATGTCCTACGTGTTCCCGAGCACCAGCAAGGGGTTCACGAAATCGCGCGTCGAATACAACAGACCTTTGTTGCTCGACATGCGATCCTTGCCGCAGCATATCGACAGGGTGCTGCTCTTCTCGCATCTTGAGGTTCCGATACGCGACGCCGCCCGGCTGATCGGATTCGAACCTGTTGCCGACGCGATTAACCGACGCGATCATGGGGCGATCACTGGCATGTTGCGCCCGTGGCTGAACCGCACGGCACGGCAACAGGTAACGACGCCAATAGCCGGCGCCGGATTCATGACGGGAATGGTCAACACGATTCGAAACCGTACCAGCATGGCATATATGTTCGCCAACGTCAGCAACGCGGCGCAGCAGATCACTGGAGTGCTTCTGGCCGGGCTGAAGGTCAGGCCGTCAAGCCTTGCGTCTGCCACGGCGCGCTACATCAATGCGCCGCGCGAAACTGCCGCCGAAGTGTCTAGGCTGTCGCCCTACATGGCGCACCGGATGGATGGCGAGGTGCATGCGATGCTTGGCGAGATCGAAAGCATCATGATCGATCCGACGCTGTACGAACGGGCTCAGGAATGGACGAAACGGCATTCGTTCTTCCTTCAGCAAGCGGTTGATAACGTCATGGGGCCGATCATCTGGATGGGGGCATACAACGAGGCGATGGAGGAAAAGTTCAACCCGAAGGATGCAGCCAGGCTGGCAGATTCTGTCATCCGGCAGACACAAGGAAGCTCGCTGCCGGAGGACATCAGCAGAATCGAATCCGGTCCGGCCTATGCCAGGCTGTTCACGCAGTTCGCCGGCTATTTCAACATGCAGGCGAACCTGCTCGGCAGCGAGATCGGGAAGGTAATGCAAGAGGCCGGGCTGAAGAAGGGTGCTGGACGTATGGCTTATATCCTGCTGCTCGGCTTTTACGCCCCGGCCTTGGTTGCCGAGGCCGTCGCGCAGATGTTCAAGGGAGGCCCTGGCGACGACGACAAGGACGGTGAATACCTGGATGACTGGCTGATGGCGCTGTTCGTCTATGGCCCGATGCGGAACATTACGGCCATGGTCCCTGTCGTTGGGGCGGCCGCAAACAGTGCCATCGCCCGGTTCAACGGCAACCCGGTTGATGACCGGATGAGCGTTGCGCCGGCTGTTGGTGCTATGGAAGCCGGCGCAGGCGTGCCGTTCGATCTCTACAAGGCGGTGAAGGGGGAGGGCGATGCACAGCGCGCGGTGCGCGACGTTTCGACGCTGATCTCCATCGCTACCGGGCTGCCGGCGCATGCCTTGGCCCGCCCGGTTGGATACGTGTCCGGTGTTGCGCAAGGAAAAACAGATCCCACCGGGGCTATCGATTTCACTCGTGGCGTTGTCACTGGCGCAGCGAGCCCGGAGAGTCGTGGGCGATAACGCTGCGCGTATCGCCATGGCAAAACAATACCCTGTCGGCTACTCATCAGGAGGCCGCGCATGACCATTTCAAGCACCAGCCGAAAGGCCGGGCCATATGCCGGGAACGGTGTCACGGTTTCCTTCCCGTTCTCGTTCAAGGTGTTTTCGACATCTGATCTGCTTGTCACAGAAATCGATTCCGATGACAACGAAGAAACGCTGGCGCTGACGACGAATTACACGGTCGCGCTGAATGCCGACCAGAATGCAACGCCAGGCGGAACGATCACGCTGCCAGATGCGCTGCCAGTGGGGAACTCGCTGACGATCCGCACCAACATCCCGATCACGCAAACCATGGACTTGACCAACCAAGGGGGGTTTTACCCGACGGTAATCAACAACGCCATGGACCGGGCGACAATCCAGATCCAGCAACTTGCCGAGATCGTCGGGCGATCCCCGGCGGTGTCGATCGGGTCCGGTCTGTCTGGCATCACAATCGAATCGCCAGGAGCCGGGGAATACCTGCGATGGAACCTTGCCGGCACGGCAATCGAAGCGACGGCCGCCGTCTACGACCTTGGCACGTTCATGCAGTCCGGGACTGGCTCCGTCGAGCGTTCGGCCATGAGCAAGATGGGCGAGCGTGTCAGCGTCAAGGACTTCGGAGCCGAAGGCAACGGCGTTGCCGACGACAGCGCGGCCTTCGCGCTGCTTGAGGCGGCGTACCCTGGACACCATGTCGACCTTGATGGGTTCGCCTATTCGGTCGCGGCGATCCCGACTGGCGCCAGGTATCACAACGGTAGTTTCGTCGTCGGTTCGGTCAAGACGGCGATGCGCGCCAAGCGACTGGACAACCCGATGGACGGGTCATCTCGGGTGGCTATCGGCGACGGGGCCATGCATTATTGGAGCGCAAGCGCCGTCTACAACCCAGCCGACGGGGTCATGATCGCGTTCCTTGATGCCGGATACAGGCATGACACGTCGGAATCTTCACCTCTGAACATCATGTTCTCGGAAGATCGCGGGGCATCATGGGTTGGGGAAAAAACGATTTACTCCGTCGACGGATGCGATGTGGCTGATGCAAAGGCTGGGGTCATGGGCAGCGGCAGGATTGGCGCGCTGGTGTCCATGCGCGGCGGGGCCATCAGCACCTACCGTAACGATTTTGTTTATTCCGACGATGACGGCGCCACATGGGATGCGATTGTCGGAGTCATTGCCGATGGCAGCGGGTCATTCGTTTACGGCGATATGCTTCCGTATCCAGCGGCGGTCGGCGGGCACGATACGACGGGGTTTGTGGTCTACAGCTACACCGGCGGGATCATCTATGCCCTTACCACGATAAACAACGGGGCAACATGGTCGTCTTCAGCAGTTACCTCGTCTGCATCGTACACCGAGGCGTCCGTTGTCAGGGTCAACAACGAGAACAAGTGGCTGATGTTCATCCGCACAGGAGCCAACCTGTTTGTTTCCACGTCGGTGAACATGACGACATGGACAACTCCGGTTGACTCCGGTATCGCGATCCTGTCAAACCCGGTCTACGCGTATATAACCGGCGGGCGGCTTTTCGTCTACGTCTTCTTGCGTGATTTCGCCCCAACTGCGCTTGGTGTCGAGAATGAAATCATCCTGTTCGAAGACGATCCGGCTGCCGTTTATGCCGCTAGCGACCTTGTAAGCAAGGCATATCGCGTAGTTGTTGATGGCGTCGACCGCGCATTGGGGTACCTGAAAATCATGCCGGTCGGCAATGATCACGTTTGGATTTACACCGCTGGCGAATACGATGGATCGACGCTATTTCCAGCGGCCACATCAATCGTTACAGGATCGACTAGGCGATCTCCTGGAGTCGGGAAAACATATGCCGATGCCCTGGCGTCAAACACGAATATTGTCCGAAACGGGACGTTCGATTTCTGGTCAAGGGGGACCAGTTTCACAGGGTTCACGGCGAACACGAACACGGCAGACGGATGGAAATTTCAGCCGTCCGGGGCCACTGTCACCGTTACGCAACGCGCCCTGACGCCCGCAGAATCTCTGCTATTTCCTTTTCATCCGCAGTTCGGCATGGAAATATCAGCCACGGCTGACAACTCATCAGCGCTTGTTCAGCAGTGGTTCGGCACGTCGGAAATGACCATGATTGCCGACTCCTATGTATCCATCCAGGTTTGGGGAATAGGCGACGTGCCAAGCGCCGGGCTGCGCGCAGGCATCCAGTTCGATTATGGCGGCGGCGGCAGCGCGCTTGCCCAAACTGCCGCGCTCATGGAGTTTGCCGAAAGCGCGGATAACGTTTGGAAAACTACCGCAGTTCTTCGCGCTCCAACGATGGTAGGGAAAACCATCGGGACAGATCCGAAGACGATATTTGTGCTTGGGAATTCGTCTGAGACAGAGGCTTGGGACGCAACGATCGTTGGCGTCAAATACGAGCTATCAAGCGCTCCGTCGCGTTTCCGTCCTATCGACTTGAGCGCCGAAAAGATGCGCTGCCAGAGGTATGTGCAAGCCATTCCATACGACTCAATCGATGCGGTTGGCGTGGCCTGTGCCGCTTCAACAGTTGCCGCATTCGCGACAATCGAATACCCGGCGATGGTTTCCGCTCCGTCTGTGTCGCTTCTGTCAGGCGCGGCTGGATCGTTCGAGGTCTACCCTCTCGGGTCGACGATTACAGCCGTGTCAGCGAGCAGTGTTGGCGTCAAGGCTACGGCAATTTCGATCACCACTACCGGCATGACGGCCGGTGACAGCTACCTCTTCAGGACCAAGGCGGCGTCCCCGGTAGTTTTCCTGCTGGACGCCGAGTAATGACAGAGCGCGCGTATGGAGGCGAAGAGCGCCGGTCGTGGCAGTCAGAGGCAGCCGTGCTGCACGGGAAGCTTGAGAATATCGAGACCTTGTCGAGAGAGACGCACGATTTGATAATCGGGCACTTAGCGGCTGAGATCGAAACCAAGGCGGCCATCGCTGAGCTGGTAATTCTGTGGCGTGGCAGCAAGATGATGGTGACTGCGTTCAAGGTCATCATCCCGATTGTTGCCGCCGCATTCGGCGCTGCGATGTGGGCGAAGGATCACTTCAAATGGTAGTCGAATACCTTATCGCCAGAGCGAAGGAGGCGTCTACCTGGCGCGGGATTGTTCTGATCGCCACCGCCTGCGGCGCGGTGCTGTCTCCTGAACAGCAGGATGCGATTGTGACCGTTGGGTTGCTGGTGGTTGGTCTGATCGGGGCTGCGATCTCCGACGAAAAAAGCCGCCCGTAGGCGGCTTGGCGTGCGTGACTCGTTGGCATTGACGCAGTTGTCAGAATTTTTAGTGAACGCGCACATGCTCTAGCTTCCTGTTTCTGTTCGAAATCCAGCCGCGTAGGCACATGCATACAGAATAATGACGCAAAGCTCTGCGTCAAATAGGATTGCTACATCACGTTATACGTCTTCATGCGGTCAGTACCATTTGCACGGCCTGCCGCTCCCAATGTTGCAAACTCTGTTGCGCTTCAATCCGTTCGCGCATCACCAACGCACGAACGTCTTTTCCCTTCGGGGGGTATGTTCCGCGCCAGGCCGAATCAATGCCTATGTTCTGAGCAATATTCGTGCTGTCTGCGCTACTCAGCGGCAACCGCGTAAAAACCTCTGGATTAAGCATCCGAAGGCCATGCAGTTTCGTGATCGGCAGTCCATCTTTTCCCGTCACAGCGTTCATGGCTTCGGCCATTCGGTTCCACCATTTGTCTGTTCCAACAGTGGCAAACTCTCCGCTGCTACCGAGGCATATCCGAGGCCAAGCATGTGCAAGCCTTTGTAGGCGTCCAATTGATTCGTGCATGTGCCAAACGGGTGCGCCAATGTGGGCATGTCTTGCCTTCCAAGGCCATTCGGAAACGAGGGCATCATTTGCTTGTTCATCGCCATCAATCACGTCCGGTATTACTGCAAAGTCAAACGATGGGGCGCGACAAATCTCATCAACCCATGCGTAGTAGCCGCCCCAATCCGTTATTGGTTGTCCGCTTTTCCATGCCGAGAAAGCGCCGTTGTCCACTGCAAAACTCTGGCAAATCTCAAGGGCCAAGCCGAGTTGGTCGGCGTACCGGAAGGAAACAAAGGCGTGCCCACCCCCAACGGCCGCGCAAGCTGCTGTCGCAGGCGTTATTGGTAGTCCGTGGTAATGAATCATTTCCTCTCCAAAATACGTATAACCCATCGCTCCAGCGGGACGCGGCTAATCGCCGCGCCCCTGAGCTAGTGCGTTATGCCGCAGCAAAATTACTCATCACTACGCCAGCCTCGCCTTCTGCCAGCAGTTCGGTGCAGGTTGAATACTTCGCGTCCTTCCACGGCTGGTTTGTGTCCGCCGTTTTGGTTGAAAGGAACTCGCCTAGGTTTTCATCGCCAGCTTCAGCGTGTGCGAGTGCGCGGGCCTCGTCTTCCGTTTCGGCGCGCACCACAAAGCCGAACGATTTGTCGTACCACGGTTCCCACGGGTTGTCTTTCTTGTCCAACCCCTCCACGGGGCGCAGTATCCAAAGTTTCATTTCTTCTCCTTTCTCGCCGCCGCAGCGGCATAACCCTGCGTTCCAGCGGAGGCTGCGCCATGAAGCGGCGCATCCCCGCTGAACTCCACGTTAGGCAACGTGAGGCCCGCCGTGCTTTGCAATCGCCTCGTGCACGATCCGGCATACCTCTGGCATCTCACCGGCCAGCGAATACACGGCGCGCAGCGCCTCCACCAGTGCAATTACGTCGTCGCACTTGTCAGCCCACATGCCTTCACACACACTGCGCGCATAGTGGTCGTTCTGGCACTCGGCGTCGTGCGGCTGGCGAAACACCGGAAACGCGCCCTCTGCGTCGCTGTCGCACAGGACAATTCGAGTCGGCCTCTCGTGCTTCGTCACATAGCGGCACCAAGCCACATGCGCGCTTGGAGCACGTTCCCTAACTATCGCTTCGAGCGGACCCGCAACAGCGGGCGCCGTTGTCTCACTCATGGTCGTCTCCTGCCCGCTGTTGCGGGCCGTTCAAGCTAGCGTTCGGCCCCATCCTTGCCAGGGCCACTCTTGCCGTCCAAGCGTCGCCGTTGTCTGTCCAGCTTGCGGCCATCGCCTCGCAGCACTTCTCGCACCAGCGATAGTTCCGCATGGCACCGTCAAAGGTCGCAGCCAGTGTTCTTACGCGCTCGCCTGGCTGAATCTCTTGCAGGCACATGCCGCAGGTTCCACCCTTTCGCGCCGTGACAATCTTGTCCTTCAGCACCTTGTCGCCTGGGCGGCCAAAGTCGCCCTCGAAAGGGTTGCATTTGAGGCAGTCGGTTTCTTGCGTCTCGGTCATCATTCACCTCCTGGGGCCGAACCATGCGCTCGAAGGGATCTGCGCGATAAGGCGTGCGCAGCCCGGACACGATATTGAAGCGTGATCGGGAAGTCCCACTCGTTCAGTTCTGGTTCGATCTCGCGCAGGAGCAGTTCAAACGCCTCGCGCTTGCGGCGCTCAAGATCCAGATCGTCATTTAGCCGAACAATCTCCGCCACGCACTCTCCGTGCTGGTCTCCGTCTGGTTATTCGTCAAACATCGTTTTTCCTTTTGTAGTTGAAATAATCGACACCATTTTGTTGGCGCCGCCTAAATGGTTTCCTTCTGGTCATCAAATCACCCCCACAATTCCAGGGTTGAACGGGCTGTCAAAACTCTCGGCACGTCTGTTGCACGGAACGCATCGCCGGTTGTTGGCGCTCGACGATCCGAACTCATGGCCGCACATCAGGCACCGTCGAACAGCCGGGCCGCGAGCAATATCGGACGCTGACCTTGACTCTAAGTTGCCCGTCGACGATGCCGCCGACAATGCGCGAAGCTCGCGGACGCGCGACGCCACCTGCGTGCCTCGCAGGCCAATCATCTCGCCGACTTGATTGTTTGTCATGCCGGCCTCTCGCAACTCAAGAACCCTGGCGTCCATTCCTGGAGTCCATCGCATCGCGCCCGGTCTGTGAGTGCTCATGTACTGAGCCGCTGTCGTCTGTTTTCTTAAGACGACCAAAGCACGATGACAGATCCCTACCTAGACGCCTTGCTATCTCCGATAGCTGAACGCCTTCGCACTTCAGGCGCCACAGATCTGCGTGCTCGTCGGCGGTCCATTGGCGGCGGCCGGTAGTGACCCTTGTCTTTTTCATCGCATCACGTGCACGGTGACTACACCATTGCTGTAGGCGGTGCCGTGTGCTGTCTTTCTGGATTCTCCGGCAGGGGTTGCCTGGATGCGCATGGCGATAGCCGTGTCCTTTGCCGACATGGCCAGCCTGCGCTGCGCCGCGGCTCGCTTGTCGGCAGATAGTCTGGCCATTGTCTTGGCCTTCTCAGCCTCTTTGTACGTATCCGACTTGTAGAGCTTTCTCCCCTTGGCGTAGTTCGAGACTTGGTCTGTGGTCAGACCCATTTCGGCTGCCAGTACTTTCGTGCTGGTGTTCGGGTAGCGCAGGCGAAGCAAGGCATCTTCTGCTTTCGTCAGGAATCGAGGTTCAGCTTGCATTTTCAAGCTCCGCTAACAAGTCGCCGGTCATCCGGAGAGCGTTCTCAAGATTTCGAACTGCCTGTTGGTAGTAGCTTGACTTCAGCTCGATGCCGACGAACTTCCTCCCCATCTGCACCGCCACATGCCCTTCGCTCCCGATTCCTGCGAACGGGGACAGAACGACATCGCCAGGGTTGGTCCATAGCTCGATGCCGCGCCTGATGACCTCAAGCTGCAGCGGGCAGATGTGCCTCTCGTCGGCATGCTCGCGAGCAGACTGATACTGCAGCGTGTCTGATGGGTTGATGTCCATCCATACAGGGCTTGCGATCTTCTGCCAGTAGCTCACCGGGTAGTTGTCTGGCGTATGCGTCACGCGCTCATCTTGCTGGCCTGGTGCGCGCACGGTGATCAGGTAGTCCGGCAGACCTTGCCGGCACATCGACGCATTATCGCGCACCGACTTGTGCAGCAGCCCGATGGCCTTGGTGCGCTGCATCTGAGTGACAGGATCTTTCCAGATGACCACTTCGGAGTGGAAGATAAACCCTTGTGCCTGAAACGCTCGGATCATGTCGCCTCGGAAATCTTTCAGACCGACGTAGCCGTCCCGTTCCTTGCTCGCAGGGAACTGCATGCAGTGGAACGAAACGTTCCGGCCGGGTTTCATGACGCGCAGCAGCTCACGGACCATGAACCCGAAGTGCTCGAAAAATTCTTCTGTCGTTCGGCAGTTGCCCATGTCTCTAGGGCTGTTGCTGTACGTGTACAGGCTGGCGAATGGCGGGCTGAAGATGCTGTAATCAATCGATCTGGCCGGCAGCCCGGCGAGCGTCTCGACGCAATCGCCGTTGATGATGGTCCATCCTTCGCCGGATGCTTGGTCAATGCAGTTCATGCGATTTTCTCCATTGGATGCTGTTGAAGGCGCGCCGCACGCAATAGCTGCGGGCGATGCTGATTGCCGTGTAAATTGCGCCAATCGCCATGTTGTCGGACAGGCTTATGGCGATGCCGAAGGCCGGCATTATCGCCGCGTTGGCAATAAGCGATACTAACCGATCGCCACATTTGCCGCCGACTCAACGGCGCTCTGTGTTCTGGTCTGGCTCATGCTGATGTCGCCAAGAATGCAGGGATGGATACGCGATTGCCGGCGGCGTACTCGTTTGTGTTCTTGCGCGCTCCAAGAACCGAATCACGGACGGCGGCAAGTGTTTCAGAAGCCATCTTGGCTGCCATGTCCTGCGCCGCATCCTGCTTGCGCTTGATGTTGGCGACGACGGATCCATCCTGGTTGCTGGCGAATACATGGATATGAACCGGGCGCTTTTGGCCGAATCGCCATGATCGGCGGATGGCCTGGTAGAAGCCCTCGTAGCTGTCGTTGACGCCGACGAATGCTTGATTGGCGCAGTGCTGGAAATTCAGCCCCCATCCGCAGATCTTCTGCTTGCTGATGAGGACGCGATGTTGTCCAGCCGAGAACCCGACCATTCTCGCCTCCTTGATGTCGTTATCGTCGGAGCCGGCTACTTGCACAGACCCTGGAATTGCTTTTTCGAGCATGTCGCCTTCGTCGTTAAGGTCACACCAGACGATCCACGGGGCGCTGTCTGAATTGACCAGATCTGCGCACGCCTTGACACGCTGCGCCATGCTGTCGCGCCTTGCCTGCCGGCGCTCGGTGAGCGTCTGTGCTTCCATGGCGAACAAGCCATGCGCAGAGTTGTGCTCGATTTCGACCGTGTGCTGATGGATATTGAGCGGCGGGAGGTCGTAGGCTCTGGCGTCGTAGCCAAGATCCGCCGGGCTGCGAATCATGGCTCCCCACGATGCAACCCACCGCCAGAACACTTGCCTGGCATGGCCCTTCAGCCGCCAAACGCTTGTATCCCCGCCGTCGTGGACGAAGAATTCGGCCAGCATTTCAGCACGGCTGCGCACCCCGAGGAATTCCGCATGCGTTCCCAACTCCGTCCAGTCGTTCGGGCTCGGCGTCGCCGTGCAGCAGAGCTTGTACGGCGTGTGTCGGAATGCGGCTATGAGCAGCGCCAGCGTGCGGCTGGCGTGCGATTTGATGATGCTCGACTCGTCAAGAGCAACGCCTGAGAACTGCGACATATTGAACCTGTGCATGCGGTCGTAGTTGGTAATGTTGATGCCGGCCACCACGTCTTGAGCTTCGCGGCAGTGCGTTACTTTGGTTCCCATAATCCGGGCCTCTGAAACGAACTGCTGAGCGACGGCCAGCGGACACAGGATGATGACCGGCCTACCTGAGTGCGCCGTGACGGCATCTGCCCACGCGATGGCCATGCGCATCTTGCCCAGCCCGGTGTCGGCAAAAATTGCGGCTCGACCGCGGCGCAGAGCCCATGCGGTTAGGTCCCGCTGGTGCGGGAACAAATCGTAACCGCGCAATGGCGTGTCAATGCCAGCGGACGCGACGACGCCGATCTTGTTTCGGATGAACTTGGAGTAGGTCATGCCTGGTGGTTCCGTATCACGCCGTTTTCGATCCAGAACGCACCGACGGTATCCGGCAACTTGGTCGGCACCGCCTTGAGGGTGGCGAACAGCAGTGCGGTTTCGATCTCGCCATCTTCGGCAAGGCCATCAAGCCAGAACAGGATGTCTTCGCGGCCGGTCACGTCGAGCACATCCATGCGGTCAAGGACCAGCAGCTTGACGCCTGATATGTGGCTGATCGCTTCGGCAATCATCGCGTCTGCGCGCCACTTCTCTGACTCTGACAGTAGGTTGTAGGGCCGGCCGCCTCCGGTTATGGTCATGTCAGCATCGATGTCGACGCGCAGCCACTCGGTCATGTGCGACGACGACGCCAGTCGCTGGTTGATCGGTCCAAGCGCATCGGCGAGCATCTCGCCAGGTATCCCATTCGGCGCCAGGGCATCGGCTACCGCCTCCCACTTGGTGACGTCGACGTGATAGGCGCGGGCGGTGTCAGTGCGGCTGTCGGCAAGCAGCGCTGTTCGCTCGTCGTCTTCAAGCGTCTTGATGGCTTCCTTCAGCGCCACGCGCGACTTCTTCGCCTCGTCGACCTTCGCCCGGGCGGCGGCGATTTCCTCGGTCGTTGGCGCCGGGGCGGATTTCTGGTCGTCGATCTCGGCCAGGGCTTTTGCTGCTGCGTCGGCGTCTGCCAGGTCGCGCTTGTCGTTCGCGACCGATCTGGCGAGCAAGTCGCGAGCACTCTGATACTCGGCGAGCTTTCCGGGATCGGCCGGGGAGTCGACGACTGGCGGCGGCGTGAATTCGATCAGCGCGCCGTTGGCGTGGTCGTGCCGCAGCAGAGCGGAGCATGCCGGGCATTTGTAGGTTGGCTCGGTCGGAAGCTGCTTGCCTCCCTTGCTCATCTCGGCGTCGACTTTGTCCTGCAACTCCTTCAGTGCCGACTCGTCATGGCGCAGCTTGGCCTCGATGCGGGCGAACTTGCCGGCGCTCTCGCGAAGCCCTGACAGCCGCGCGCCTTGATCTGCCTGCGCCTTGGCCCGGCCCTGCATGTCGCCGATCTGGCGCACGCCGTCTTCGATCTTCTGCGCCAGCGTATCAACCTCGGCTCGGCGGGCCTTCAGATTCTCGGGATTGAATCCTGGCTTCGGCGCCACCCATGACGAGGCCTTGACGCTGCCGTAGGTTTCTCCGGTGACAGTGCGCCATGAGGCCTTGTTGTCACGTGCCTTGGCCTGCGCCTCCTTGTGCGCGGCGTCGAAGCCGGCCCGCAGGTGCGGGGAGATCATCTTGACCATCTCATGGTCGCAGCCCTTGTCGAGCAGGCGTTGCGTGACGGCGTCTCCGTCTGTGCGCAGGCCCATCAGGCCGAAGAGGAACGTGCGGCGCTCGTTGGCCGGAAGGCTGCTAAAGCGCTGTGCGTCGAGGACGTAGGGCAGGATGGCCGGCGGTCGCTCGTCGGTGTGTTCGTGGGCGCCGTTCGGCACGGTGATAGCGCTGCGGCCCCTGTCGTGATCGACCACGACATAGCCAACGGTCTGGCCTTCGGTGATGAGGGCCGGGTAATCCTTCTTCATGCTGACGCGCGACGCATCGCCGGTGAGCGCCATGCGAACCGCTTCGGCGATACTGCTCTTGCCGCTGTGGTTGCGCCCACAGATGAGCGTGACAGGTCGCGTCAGGCGGATGTCGACGTCGACGGCGCCGATGAAATTCTTGGCTTGGATGGCGGTGATTTTCATGGCGTCATGTCCTTGATGGCGAAATAGACGGCCATGCACGCCTTCACATCAGCCATGGCGCTGTGCGCGTTTTCCAGTTCAAGGCCAGTGAAGTGGCTGTAGGCTTCGGTCAGGTTGGCCGTCTTGTGGTGCGTTCTGCCGACCGCCAGCATGCGTTCAGTCGGAGGAAGCTTGCAGATCGGAGTTGCGAGCCTGGCTGTGCATTCGGCTTTCCCGGCTTTCCACTCGTCAGCCGCCAGGTCGCCGTAGCGCATCATGGCGATGCGGACAATTCGGGCGTCGAAGCTCTCGTTGTGGCCCACGCGCAGGTTGACGCCGCGCCACATTTCCAGGAACGCGCTCAGGGCGATGTCTTCCGGTATTCCGATATCGCCGGCCATCTCGGTGGTGATGCCGTGGATGGCAGATACCTCATCGGGGATCGTCCAGCCGTTCGGGCGAATCATCAGGTCCAGGCTCGACAGCACCTGGCGCGTTTCAGCGTCGACGACAGCTGCGGCGATCTGCACGATGTGCGGCTGGTGCGCCGCTTCCGATGGAGCTTTGAAATCCGGCAGGCCGGTCGTCTCGGTGTCGTAGAACAGAATGGGGTTCATGGCGGTTACTCGATGCCCATGCCGCCGCGCTCGCGGCGCTGTCGGGCGGGAGTCGCGCTCTGCATCGCTTCCTGCCTTTCAGCGGCGCGGATCGCGGCTTCTTCTTCGGGGTCTGGGCGCCAGTCGCCGGCCGGCGCGGCTTTCTTGATTTCCTGCGGCACGGTCTGCGGTTGCTTCTGATCGAGCTGCGGCGCGTCGTGGATTTCGCCGGGGTCCTGGTCGACGGTCTGTGGCTCGTTTTCCTCAACCACGAACCCGCCTTCGATTACAGCTCCTCGACCTCGGTCTGCGGCATCCGACAGCGCAACCGCGTTGGCTACTTCGATGCTGCACGGCATGTATTTGATCACCTGCAGCAGTGGCACCTTGCGGGCGTACATTTCCCAATCGCGGAAGCTGTAATGCTTTTGGCCTTGCTTGTTGTACTTGTCGCGATGTTTCTTGATTTTGCTGACTCGCCAAAGCTCGATGATCGGCATCGTCGCGTCCTTTACCCATCCGATCGCGTAGGCGTGGGTAATGTCGGCCGGGTCATCCAGGTCGGTTTCGTTGTGGATGATCAGGTCGCGCTTGGCGCCGTCGATGAAGGTGTATTCCTGGTCCTTGAATATCACGCCGGTGAATACCGTTCCGCGTCCGCTGCGCGACACAAGATCGACCAACCCCTTCCAGCCCGGAACAAATGTGCATGTCGTTCCGTAGGGGACCAGAAACCCGGCGCCGTTTACTCCGGGCTCAAGGCCAAGCTGGCCGGCGGTCATGATGCTGGCTGCAATGCTCTTGGTGGTGCATCGCTGCAGCGCCTCGCTGGTGCTGAACGCAGTCAGCGCAAGGCGCGTCATGCGGTCGGCGGTCAGATGCTTCGGCAGCGCCAAAGCCATTTGCGGCTTCAGTTTGTCCATGAAGCTGCTGAATGCCGCAACCGGGGATTGGCGTTTTTCTCCGGTAACGACTGACTTTAGGTCTGCTGTGGTCATGCTGGACTCCTATTCAATGAGCAGCGGGCGGGAGCCTGCTACTGTCTTGGTGAACTCGTTGATGTGGCCGGCGAGAGGCTGCATGTCGAGGTATGCAGCCTGCCAGTCGGTTTTCTGGCTTGGCTTGTTGTTCTTCCATGTCGCAATTCTCTGGCCGTTGTAGATCACGGTGGCGGCGCTTCCGATGCGCAGCTTGATCTGCGTTGCGAGCAGTTCGGCGCGTTCCTCGCCATCCTTGTTGGCTGCCTTGGCGTCTTTCAGCGATCGACACATGGCGAACAGTTCGTCGTCGGCCTCGATCGTCTCACCGTCGTCCTTGGCGTACAGCCATCGCACGTCGTCGGCGGTTTCCGGCGGCGGCGGGTTGCGGTCTTGGACGCGCTGCCAGAACTCGATTTCGCGTGCCCGGATTGCGGCAATCGTTTCGTCGTCGCGCTCGATCCAGTGCACGCGCGGCCTGTCGTCGAATCCCGTCAACGCAGCGATGACGGCTCGGCGACGCGGGCGCAGCATCAGCCCGTGCATCACTTGGGCGGCGTAATAGATCGGCACGTCGTCCGTCTCTTCTTCGCCCCAAAGCTTGGCCGCGAACGGGCTGACGGTCTTGGCTTCGCAGTTAACCGGCTCCCCGTCGATGATCAGCTCAAGGTCAATTTCGGCCGCCAGAAATGGATACTCAGGGTCTTGGTAGCGCCTGTTCTGCGCGACCAGTTCAACGTCGTGGCCGCGGTCAGTCAGCTCGTCGAGCAGCATTTCGACGACGATCGGCTCCCACCGGTGGCCACGGTCGAAAAGCCTCTGCTTTGCTGGCGCCACTTCTTCGGCAAAGGCCCCGATCTTTTCCTGATAGAGCTTGAAAGCGGATTTCCATGGGCTGACGCCCAGGATGGCGGCGACATCGCTGCCGCCGATGTATGTCGACCGGTCTAGTGGGATGACTTCTGGTGCGTTCATTCCTTTGCCCTCCGTTCGGCTTCCGCATACGCCATGCGCCGGCAGTACGCATCGGTCTCGGCGCGGGCGAGCACACAGAATTCGTGCTCATGGCCGAGAAAAAGAAGCGCTCCGGCGTGCTGGAACTGGCCTTCGGTAAGCGCCCCGATCGCGGCGGCAACGTTGTCGCCGTCGTGAGGGTCGAATTCCCCGCCTGGGGCCATCAACTGTTCGACGTAGAGATCGTGATCGAACAGTTCCGGCGCCTCGAAATCGCCGGTGCCGATCTGGCAATCGCGGCGGCCCATTACAGGAGGCTCCACGCGCTATCGACGAGAAGCCACGCAATAACCAGGGCAGACACTGCGACGACTGCTGCGTCGCCCCACGTAGGCCCGTCCTTCGGCGCTACTAAATCGCACTCCGCGGTGATCTGCTGTTCGCGCAGCAGGTCGATGGCCGTTTCCAGCCACGCCTTGGCGGCTGTGTGCAGGCCGAGATCCAAGCAGAACCGAGCGGAATCCCCGGCGCTGCGGGTGCTGGAGGTGTCCAGCGAAGCGGCGGCGTGGTTCATTCGGAGTCGACCTCGGCAAGCGATTCGATCGAGCGGGCCGACCGCGCTTCCACCTCCGCTAGCCTGCGTTGTGCTTCGTCGCCGTGCGCCTTGATGACGCCATGCAGGTAGTTGATGCGGCTCTGTGCCATCCGCATTGTTTTGAGCGTGTACCGATGAGCGCTTTCTGACCGTTCAATTGCGGCGACCAAGGCCGGCTCGCGCTCCATCAGCTCCGCCAGGCGCAGCGCGGTGGCGTGCTGGCCCTGGATGGACTCGGACAGCGAGCGCTTCAGGTCGGCGATTTCGGCGCGCAGCATGCCGTTCTCGTCTTCGACGCGCTGACGCTCCAACGTGTCGTGCGCCATATCGGCGATCTTGCATTCAGTCCCGAAGAACCGAACGGTTGGGCGCTTTCGCGCCAGGTGCTGGATGTGTGCCATTGCGGCTCTCCTTATTTGATGGACGACTGAACAGCGCACGCGGAAAGCAAAACTCCTTTCCATTGATGCCAGAATTCGAGCCCATTAATGTGCATTGAATTTATTTTCTCGTCGTCAAATTCATGCCAATCGTTGTGCTTGTGGGTTTTGCAACCGATGGTCAAAAACTCGTTCGTGATGGTTACGAACCATGGCAGCCCATAAATAAAAACCGGCGTCGATTTCAATTTTTCGCCGCGCAGGTTGGCGCCGCGCAGGTTGGCGCCCAACAGATTGGCGCCGTACAGATTGGCGCCGCACAGGTCGGCGTCGCGCAGGTCGGCGTCGCGCAGGTCGGCGCCGTACAGATTGGCGCCGCACAGGTCGGCGCCGTACAGGTCGGCGCCGTACAGATTGGCGCCGCACAGGTCGGCGTCGCGCAGGTCGGCGCGGTACAGATTGGCGTCGCGCAGGTCGGCGTCGCGCAGGTCGGCGCGGTACAGATTGGCGCCGCGCAGGTAGGCGCGGTACAGATTGGCGCCGCGCAGGTAGGCGTCGGTCAGGTTGGCGGCATCAACCGTAAAAATAACATCGCCTATCCTGTTCTTGATTTCGATCATCTTTCACTCCCTGTTGGTCTATTAAAGATCCCGCTGGTGGTATCGCTGTCGCCTAATCTGCACGCATGCAGCGTCTTGGCTCTGCTGATTGGCCGCGTTGCGTTGCGGCATGGGTGTAATGTACGGAAGTCCGAATCGTGTGTCAACAATTGTGCGTGCGGAAATCCGAACTTTCGTCCGGCATGTTCGTGTTGACATGCGGTTCGGGATTCCGCACAATATCGACCATGACACGAAAAGACATCATTGAACACTTCGGATCGCAGGCAGAGGCCGCGCGGCGCCTGGGTGTTTCGCCTCAAACCATTTTCGAGTGGGAATCTGTTGGGGTGCCAGAAGGCAGACAATACCAGGTAGAGCTGGCGACGAACGGAGCGCTTCGCGCCTCGCGTCCAGCCGACCGCAAGGCGGTACCCGCATGATGTATCTGTCCGCGTGCTTCTTGGTCCGACGCGCGGTTGCCGGCCCTTCGGGGCTGGCTTTTTTATTCCTGTAGTTGGCGTGCCTGTCGAAATGAGCGAGGCAATTTTGCTCTGTCGAGTGGCAGGCGTAAATCCGGCCGCTCCGGATAGGCGGAGGAACGCAGATCCGGGGGTATCGGAATGAGCAGCAACGTAATGCACATGCACCCGCTGCGCGCCGGCAAATATCGCGCAGCGACGGCCACCGACACCATGCCTAGCGTCACAGCTTATTCCTGGACGTGCCGAGTATGCGGACAGCGGCGGCACGGAACATCCGGCAGAAAGAGGCTGGCTGGTGAAGGATGGAAGTGCGCCATTTGCGCAGGGGATGGGAAATGACCGTATCGAAAACTGCGCCGCGCAGCACATGGGCCGACCTGGTTCGGTTCGTTGCGCTCGTACTGCGCTGCGTGCTTTCTGTGCCGATCGCCGTGATTTTCACGGCCGGCGTTTTGCTCATGGCCGGATCAAAGCTGGCCTTGGCTTTTCTTCAGTCAATAGGCGGGGTAGATGAATGAGCTGCACTCTTGAAGTTTCGGAACGCTTCATAAACGGCCTCGCGTCGCACATCGAGACCAGCGGCAACGTGTCGTCGATCGTCGCTGAAAACTTACGCCTGCAGGGGGAGTTGGACGTGGCAAGGCGAAAGCTTTCGACGGGGACCTGGATCGACATGGCCAATGAAATCGAGGCGCTTCGCGAGCAGAACGAAGCACTGCAGTCTGCGCTCAAGTCGGTGCATGGCGCGCTCGAAGCGATCAGTGGAACGATCGCGATCTATCGGGCGCATCAGCCGTGAAGAAGATGACGGCGACGCTTTCGGTGGCTAATCGAAAGGTGGATTGGAGGGGTGGCGTTGTCGTTTCGAAGGAGACTTTCGATGTTGAATTGATGGCCGTCGCTGGAGGATATGCGATGGTCCGACGTTCAGGAGCAGCGCCATTTATTGTCGACTTCAAAGATTTGAGTGGCATCAAATGAGCAAACAATATGAAAACAAGGCGACCCAAGGGTATAAGAAGGTCGGTCCGTCGTGCGGAAATTGTGATCACTTTGATTCGGCGATCGTCGTTGAGAATTCGTATGACGGGCTGAAAAAATTCACGCTTGAAACAAGCATGAGGTGTGCCGTCGGAGGATTCAAGGTCTTGAAGGGCGGATGGTGTGCGTGGCACAGTCGTAACGACTTGGAGAACAAGCCATGACTCCCCAACAGAAACGCCTAATCCGCCCGCTGACGCGCCAGCACCCCGCCGCACAAGTCGTTCTCACGGCAGGAGCGATCGCCATCGGACCGCTGCTGGTCGTGTGCGACTGGCTGTGCGAGTACGGCGAGACGTTCGCTGAAGTGATGCGGCCAACTGGACTGCGGCCGTGAATTACTCTGAATTCGTGTCTCGAAAACTCGGGATTGTCGAGTCGGCAGGTATCGACGATCCAATGCTCGACTATGGCATGTTCCCGCACCAGGTGGATCTTGCAAAGTGGGCGCTTCGTCGCGGACGCGCAGCCATTTTTGCCGACACCGGACTCGGCAAAAGCCGCATGCAGTTGGCGTGGGCAGATACGGTACGAAGAGTAACCGGCCGCGATGTTCTGATTCTGGCCCCTCTTGCAGTGGCACAGCAGACCGTCGAAGAGGGCGCGAAAATAGGCGTGTCTGTGACTCATGCGAGGGAATCGTCAGACGTGCATCCGGGAGTCAACATTACGAACTACGACCGAGTTCACAAGTTCGACCCGTCGCGGTTCGGCGCCGTGGTTCTCGATGAGAGCAGCATAATCAAACATCACGCGGCAAAGACACTGCAAACGCTGCTTGAAATGTTTCGATATACGCCATTCAAGCTGGCATGCACTGCCACCCCTTCGCCGAATGACTGGACGGAGCTAGGGAACCACGCAGAATTCCTTGGCGTCCGGTCGAGAGCAGAAATGCTCGCTGAGTTTTTTATTCACGACGGAGGAGACACACAAACCTGGCGTCTAAAGGGGCATGCTCGCCATATTTTTTGGCAATGGGTATCGTCATGGGGCGCAATGTTGCGCAGCCCTGCTGATCTAGGTCACGACGCGTCAGCATACGTACTGCCGAAACTGCACGTCCATCAGCACATCATTGAGATTGCTCACAAGCCAGAGAACGGCCTGATTCCTATGGAGGCGCAGACGCTGACCGAGAGAAGAAATGCTCGACGGGAGAGTCTTGTCGATCGTGTTCGGGCGTGCGCTGAAATCGTAAATTCTTCTGCCGGCACGTGGATTGTATGGTGCGACTTGAACGACGAGGGAAACGCTCTTGAGTCGGCTATTCCAGATTCTGTGCAGGTTGCTGGATGCGATACCGAAGAATTCAAGGAGAAAACGATGCTCGAGTTTGCGCATGGCAAGATCCGTGTTCTGGTCAGCAAACCAAGCATCTGCGGGTTCGGGCTTAATTTTCAGGCGGCCACCAATCAGGCATTCGTCGGAGTTACCGACTCGTTCGAGAAGTATTACCAGGCCGTTAGGCGATCTTGGCGATTCGGGCAAAAGAACGAGGTCAACGTGCATGTTTTCGCCAGCAATATTGAGGGCGCCGTAGTGGCCAACCTTCGGCGAAAAGAGATTGACGCGAAAGCAATGGCCGATGCGATGGCCGCCGAAACTCTTGACGCAGTGCGGTCATCTGTTGTCGGAGCGAGAAAGGACACGAACATCTACACACCAACCCGGCAGATAAAGCTGCCATCATTTTTGACGGGGGCGGCATGAACTGCATTGCGCAAGATTCTGGAGAGAGCTTTACTATTTACAACGGGGATTGCGTCGAAGTTCTTCGCGGCCTGCCGGATAACTCGATTCACTACAGTATTTTTTCGCCTCCATTTGCGAGCCTCTACACGTACAGCAATAGCCCGAGAGACATGGGCAACTGCCGCACGAATGAGGAATTCTTCGAGCACTTCGCCTTCCTCGTCGAAGAGTTGAAACGCGTCATGCGCCCAGGTCGAAACGTGTCGTTTCACTGCATGCTTTTCCCGGCCAGCAAGGAGCGTGACGGGTTCATCGGCCTGAAAGACTTTCGTGGGGACCTGATTCGTGCATTCCAGGCGCAAGGGTTCATTTTTCATGCCGAAACGGTAATTTGGAAAGACCCGGTTACTCAGATGCAGCGGACAAAAGCGCTCGGGTTGCTCCACAAGTCGGTGCGTGAGAATTCGGCAATGTGTCGCATGGGGATACCTGACTACCTCGTTACGATGCGCGCCCCAGGTGAGCAGCTTGACCGCGTGACGCACACCAGAGAGGACTATCCCGTAGATCGCTGGCAGAAGGTCGCCAGCCCGGTCTGGATGGACATCAACCCATCGGACACCCTGCAATACCAGTCGGCACGAGAGAGCGACGACGAAAAGCACATCTGCCCGCTACAGCTTGAGGTAATCCGGCGAGGCGTTGAGCTTTGGACCAATCCGGGAGACATTGTTTTGTCGCCATTCGCCGGGATTGGCAGCGAGGGATACGTCAGCGTGCAGATGGGGCGCCGGTTTATCGGGGTGGAACTCAAGGAGTCGTATTACCGCCAGGCGGCTGCGAATCTCAAGAACGCGATCAGGGTTAATGGTGAATTGTTCTGACCAATGAAGCGCCGGCCAGCCATTTCTGACTACGCTGCGACCCCTTCCGTGCAGCCCGCTCTATTCCAACCAGAGGCGCAGCCGAAGCGCCGCAGGCCAGGCACAGTGCGCCGGCCAGATCCGCCAGAGACGGCTATTCAGCGCGTCATCCTGGACGCTCTGCGGCTGCATCCGCTCGTCAAGCGAGCTGACCGCATCAACGTCGGGGCTGGCCGATTTCTGCGCAAGGACGGCAGCGCAGGGCGCTTCGTGAGGTACGGAATGAGGGGCCAGTCAGACATCTGCGGGCGCATGACAGATGGTCGAGAGTTGGCTATCGAGGTCAAGCGGCCGTCGAATAAAAACGGGGCTACACCGGATCAACTGGCGTATCTCGCAGAGGTCAGAGATTCCGGCGGGGTGGCCGGCGTGGCGTGGTCTGTCGAAACGGCGTTTGCGATTGTCGAGGGGCGAGATTGAGCATTGAGGCGATAAATTGGGCGTTTTCGCAGACGGTCGAAAGATCGTCCTCAAAGTTCGTCTTGGTGGCGATGGCAATGCGCTGTAATGACGCCAATCTTGTAGGCGGGAAGTGGGCATGCTGGCCATCTATTTCGGCGCTCGCTGAGGACACCTGCATGGACAGAAAAACGGTGTTCGACTCCCTCGCAAGGCTACAGGAATCCGGCCTGATTAGTGACGCTGGCATACGCAAAGGGGGTACCGGGCGCGTCACGGTATACGTTTTAAACAGTACCGAAAGAGGGACGATTAAACAGTCCCAAAAACGGGACGATTCGGAAGACGAAATAGTACCGAAAACGGGACCATTGCAAAGTCTAATAGTACCGTTTTCGGACACTAATAGTCCCGAAAACGGTACTGAAATAGTCCCGAAAACGGGACACGGAACAAGTAAGGAACAGAAAGGAACAGGTAAACCTAAAAACATTACACCTCGTCGCCGATCGCCGTCGTTCGATTTCATCGGCCAGTTGATCGCCAACGGGGTGTCCGAAACGGCGGCAAAAGACTGGTCAGAAATTCGCAAGGCGAAAAAATTACCGCCTACCCAAACAGCATTTGAGGGAACGCTGCGAGAGGCCGGGAAAGCGAAACTCTCGATGCACGCCGCCATTACCGAATGCTGCGAACGAGGGTGGGGAGGATTCAAGGCGGAATGGATCGAAAACAGCAGAGCAAGGGCCGGCCCGCCAGTGCAACGTCCAGAGAAGTTCGATCCCATCGCCCACATAAACCGAAACAGGACTAGACCGACGCAAAATGAAGCCACAGGCCGCAACATTATCGACATCACCCCTGAGCGTGTGGCTTGAGCCGCACCCGAAGCTTGACGGGCTGGCGCTCATCGATCACCTATTTAACCGGCTGGACGGAATGTACCCGCACAAGTGGCGATCGGCATTTGCAAACGACCATGCGGTGGCGAACTGGCGCATGGCATGGGCAGAGGGATTTGCAGACGAGGGCATCACGCTTGAGGAGGTCCGATGCGGGCTGAGGGCTTGTCGCAGTCAGGATTGGCCGCCGTCGTTTGCCGAGTTTTTCAAATCCTGCCGTCCGCCGATCGACTCCGGTGCAGCACTCATCGAGGCAGTCGAACAGATGCGGCGACGGGACACGAACGACGACGCTTGGAGCCATCCGGCGATTTATTGGGCTGCAGCGAAAATCGGATCGTTCGACCTGCTGAGCCGGACGACAAAAGACCTTGAGCCGATCTGGCGGCGCGAGCTGCAGGATCAAATGTCCAAGGGCGAATGGTCGGATATTCCGCGACGAGTGCCGGCGCTCCCCGCTCCGGGTCAGCAGCACACCGAGGCGCACGCCAAGGCGGTTATGGCCGAAATGATGGCTAAACTGCGCGGCAGGGAGTCGGCAGAATGAGCGCGCAAATTATCGACAATTCAGGCCTTGATCCGATGCTGTGGGCCAAGCGTCCGCGATCGCAAAACGCAATCGACGCGCTGTTCGACGGCGCGAAGACGAGCGCGGCGCTCGCCGAGATACGCGACCAGCACATTGCCGGAGGGGTTTGCACTGCCGATGGCGGTGTCGAATATCTTTGGAGTCAGGTGGCGCAGAAGTTCGTTCGGCCGCCGTGGTACGTGCGGGTTAATCATGAGATGGATTATGCGTGAGCTGGCACTTTTTGCAGGGGCAGGCGGTGGAATCCTGGGAGGACTCTTGCTTGGATGGCGCACCGTCTGCGCTGTCGAGATTGATCCCTACGCCCGGAGCATACTGCTTGCACGGCAGCGAGACGGAATCCTGCAGCGCTTCCCGGTGTGGGACGACGTGCGAACTTTCGACGGGCTGCCCTGGCGCGGACACGTTGACGTTATCAGCGGTGGGTTCCCTTGCCAGGACATCAGTTGTGCCGGAAAAGGCGCCGGCCTCGATGGCGAGCGATCCGGCCTTTGGTCGGAGTTCGCCCGCATCATTAGCGAGGTACGACCCCGATACGCATTCATTGAAAACAGCCCAATGCTCGTTGTTCGAGGGCTTGATCGAGTCCTCGCCGACCTTGCCGCGATGGGGCTCGATGCGGAATGGGGAATTGTTTCAGCGGCCGACGTGGGAGCGCCACACTTGCGAGAGCGACTCTGGATTGTTGCCGACGCCGACAGCCACGGATGCGTGCGGCCGGACTTACTACTACAGCCAGGGCACCAAAGACAGCGCTGTCGTGTCGCTGCTCGGCGTGGCAAAACTCCTGCCGACGCCAGCAGCAACGGACTGGAAGGGCCGCTACACATGGGAGACGGTGCGCCGCCGAATGGACATGACGCGAGGCGTGCGCTTGCCGGAGGAGCTGTGCCGAGCGGCTGGCAAGGCGATCACCCCGAACCCGGAATATTGGGAATGGATGATGGGCTGGCCGATTGGCGTAACCGCATTAAAGCCCTTGGCAATGGCCAGGTTCCACGAGTGGCAGCAACAGCATGGCGGATTCTGAGCGAGAGGGCAGCGTGATGCGCAAAACGAGTAATTCGAACCTGTCCGGCGCAATGCGGTTATTGGCGGCATCAATCAAAAGCGACGACGGCGTGGCCAATGCGGCGATTTACGAGGCGGCGCAGCGGCTTGATGATCTGGCGGCGATCGCGCTCGAAATGCTGTCCATGCTGCCGCACCGGACGGCCATGCCAGAGGGCTGCCCGACGTGCGCAATCAAGGCGCGGCTGGCCGAAATGGGGATTGAGGCGTAATTAAACCGGCCGCGCGATCGCGGAACCACACAGGAGACTACAGCATGGAAAATTTCATCCAACCCAAAATAACCGGCTATCGTCAGTTGAACGAAGCAGAGGCGGCTCTGATGAACGAAATAAAAGCGAAGGGTATTGAGCTTGGCGATCTTGTCGAGAAGCTGCGGGGAACAGATGGTATTGATCAGAGGTGGACGAGCATCGGATCGACCGACCTGCAAACCGGCTTGATGGCTCTCTCGCGCGCAGTTGCCAGGCCGACGACGTTCTAAAAGTGATGTGCGGCGAATTTCCGTGCAGCAATTCCTCCTGCACGTACAGCGAGGGGCATAGAAGGCGATGCGAGGCGCGAACCGTTGGGCGGTGGCCAAAGCACGAAAGAAACGCCTTCTACGCGCTTGTACGCAAGGCGCGCGGCGATGCGGCGGCATTGCAGTTGGTGGCGGACGTTTCTGATGAGTGGAAGAAATCGCAATGACACAAGATCAGATCGAAGAATTTGTCGAGCGGGCGGCGATTATCGAAGAAGGATGCCAACTCGACAAAGAAAAAGCCGAGCGCCTGGCGGCGATTTATATGGGCCTCGATTACGACGACGTTGCCGAGTTTTTGCAGGGAACGAAAAATGCAGAATCTTGAGCGGTGGGAATTCGGCGACCCCAAGAAGGTCGCTATGCGAAGGGAAGAAAAATCATGCAAGGGATGCCAGTCAATCGAAACGGTCAATCTGTTCGGGGAGACTCAAACGATATGCGACGATGGCCAGCCGAAAGAGCGCCGATGCCGGAAATACAAATTGGCAGTGGTCAGCATCCTATGACCGAGCAGCAGGCAGATGCCATCGACGGAATGTTGATCGAGTGGGCGAACTGGTCGCGAGGTTATCGGATGCGCATCGGATACCCGCAGAAGTCGCCAGGATTTGAGCCTGGCGGCGGCGCGGTCACCGCGGAGTCTTCGGAGCATCAGTACTACGACGTGCTGGCAGATCGTTGCAAGATTGTCGATCGCTGCATTGACGACCTGCCTACGCCGGAGCAGCGGGCTGCGATTCACCGGCGCTATCTGTCGGCTGTGTATAGGATGCGAGACTACGAGCTGGCTCTGGCCGAGGCGATGGAAGCTCTGCTGGTGGCGTTTCGCCGGAAGGGGGTACTGTGGGGGTGAGCGTAGAAGTAATGCGACTGCTGCGCAAGATCGACAGCCGTGACAGGAAAATAGCCGGTCTTCGGCGACGAGTGGAACAGCTTGAAACGGCTATTGCGAATCACGAAATCAACGTGCGTCGTATGCCTATCGATGTCACTAGGGCGGTGCAAGAAGCTCTGTGCAACGTGCGGATGATCCCGGTTCTTGGCGTCGGATCGTCGGCAAGAATCGTTGAGATTAAGGCGTCAGATGCTTAGTTGTGGTTTTGGCGATGAAACGAAACAGCCGCCCGTAGGCGGCTGATTGTGCTCGGAGACAGCGGTTATTCGCGGAACGCCACCCACGCGAACTCCCAATCGTCTGGGCTTTCGCTCACCGGAGAGCCCTTTGTCGCCGGGTTTGCGACGCGCTTTTTAAGGCGCATGACGATCGCCTGGTCGCCGTCGGCGAAGGTCGTCTCGACGCGGGACATGGGGATTCTGACGCCGGTCCATGTCTCGATAAGGTCGACGTTCTGCGGATACCCGATGCACGAGCACCAGCCGGACGCGTCGCCCTGGACGACGGTAGCGAGATCGCCGACCGTCGCCGGCGAGTAGGTGTAGGTGCCGAAATTTCCCGCAGGCATTACGGCACTGTTCATGAGGAAGATCATCGTCTCAATCTCCGTAGATAATGCTGCTTGCGACCGTGCGCGCGGCGTCGGTCAGGAATTGACCGACCGGCCGGCCGGTCATCTTCGCGCAGTCCATCGCGCACCTGGTGGCGCGATCGAGCGCCGCCGCCGGAGCCGTCCCGGCCATGATGGCGTCGAACAGATCGCCGAAGGCTTGCGCCTTGGCGGCATTTTCGGCTGCCGGCGAATAGTCGCCGTCCGCGTCCGGATTGGCGTCCGGATCGACCGTGTTTTCTCCGGCTGCGGCCGAGCCCCAGCCGGACTGGCCGACGAAGCCGGCGTCGTCGTCGCGGACGCGCGACTGCTGGTCGCGCAGTTGTTGCTGTCGCTCCAGTTCGAGCTGGTACATGCTGCTCAGTCCCATTTCAATCCCCCTTCTCTGTATCCGATGACGCATCATGCGCCACCGGCGTTGCTTTGTCGGCTGCGGCAAGCTTGCCGTCCAGCCAGTCACGCAGGGCCTTTGACGCACCGCGGCGGATGTACTCGGCGCGCTGCGTCGCGCTGACCCTGGCGCTGATGGTGGCCACCTGGCCAGATGGCGCGATGGTCGGCTGGCGCCCCTGGCCGGGGCGATTGCCTGTGCGCTTGGCCATGCTATCGACCGTCATCGAAACGGTCGTTGTCCGCAATCTCGCGGAAAAGACTCGCGAGCACTTCGCGGCTTTGTGCCGCGACCCACCTTGGATCCTTCGCTTGCTCACGGGCAGCCTCTTCGGCTATCTCGTACCCTTCGCTGAGGACAGCGAAGGTTATAGCCGCTTCCGCTAGACCGCACGCGGCAGCGTATAGCGCGACCTGCTTCGGGTCGCGCGGAGAAGCATTAGCATTAAACAGAGCCGGTTTAGCCGGGACATAGCCGGCCAAAATTTCTCTGAGCATTTCAGAGCAAGCCTGATATTTGTCCATGTCCATTTCCATTCCCTCCTTGGTTGTTGTGTGTCGGCATCTGTATTGTACGACAATACAAAAGGAAGTCAACAAGAATTTTCGCTATGCATTTCGTCTTGACAATAGCCTGGCGGATCTCGTAATCTCGCGGGTGGTGGGCGAGTTGCGCCCAAAGACAGCCGGCCAGTGGTCGGCTTTTTTGCGTTTACGGAAATCAATGGAAGTACAGCGGGAAAAAACGGGACGATTCGGTGTTGGGAATCCAGGAAAGCCGAAAGGAGCCACGCGCAAGGTGACTCGCACCGCGCTTGAGGCTATTGCTCTCGCGGCAGACAAGCTTGGCGGCGCAGAGCGCCTTGTCGAGTGGGCGCAAGAAGACCCCGAGAACGAGCGTGCATTTTGGGTGCATATCTATCCCAAGCTTTTGCCGCTGCAGCTCACTGGCGCGGACGCGGGTCCGATCGAGTTTTCATGGTTGGAACACGCAGACAGGTCTTGATCCCCTACGCGCCGCGGCCGGCATTTGTGCCGTACCACAATGCGCGATCAAGGTACGCGCTGACCGTGGCGCATCGTAGGGCAGGCAAGACCGTTGCGAGGATCAACCAGCTGATTCGGTCGGCCGCGTGCTGCAAGCTCAAGAGCCCGCGGTACGGGTATCTAGCGCCCTACTACATACAGGCCAAGGACATCGCATGGTCGTATCTCAAGCACTACTCGGCGCCAATCCTGGCATGCGGCGGGAAGATCAACGAATCTGAGCTGTCGGTCGTTTTCGGCCACAACGGCGCGCAGATCAGGCTCTACGGCGCCGAAAACGCAGAGCGTCTGCGCGGCCTGTACTTCGACGGGCTTGCCGCAGACGAGGCGCAGGATATCGCGCCATCGGTGCTGACGCAGATCATCCTTCCGGCGCTTGCAGACCGGCAGGGGTGGCTAGACCTGAGCGGCACGCCAAAGGGATGGGGAAACTTGCTCGGGGCGACTTACAAGCGAGCGGTGGACGACCAGGAGTGGTTTGTGCAGGTGCTTAAGGCCAGCGACACCGGGATCATCCCGCAGGACGAGTTGGATCGGATGCGCAAGGCGATGCCAGAGAACGAATATCAGCAAGAGTTCGAGTGCTCGTTTGATGCGGCTATCACCGGCGCTTACTACGCGCAGGAATTGCGCAAAGCTGACGATGATGGCCGCGTGGCTTCGGTCCCGGTTGATCGGATGCTCAAAGTCCACACCGCGTGGGACTTGGGCATGGCCGACTCAACGGCGATCTGGTTCTGGCAGCAGACCGGTCGAGAGATCCGATTTGTCGACTACTACGAGTCCAACGGTTTCGGACTAGACCACTACGCCAGGGTGCTGCAGGAGCGTGGCTACCTGTATGGCACGCATTGGGCGCCACACGACATCCAGGTGCGAGAGATGGGCACCGGCAAGAGCCGGCTTGAGGTCGCCGAGGGCCTTGGTATTGCTTTCGAGATCGTGCCTCAGATCGGCATCAAGGATGGCATCGACGCGGCCCGGCTGATGGTGGATCGATGCTGGTTTGACCGTACTCGGTGCGCCACAGGCCTGGATGCGATCCGACAGTACCGGGAAAAGATCGACGACAAGCGAGCGATCAGCATGGGGCCGCTGCACGACTGGACCAGCCACGCAGCGGATTCGTTCCGCTACGCGTGCGTCGCGATTCAGGAAAAAACGATCACTGCGCGGCCGGCTTTCGCAGGCGGATATGCAGGCGGATGGATGGGTTAATGAGCACAACGCATATGCAGGATGGCCCGGCATCGCTGACGGTCGGGCCGTCGTCTGCTGTCCCGCCGCATATGCGCGGGCGAGTAATGGAGGTGTCAGCGGTGCACGTAGAACCAGAGTCGAGGCGCCATGGACACGCCACGGCGTTGCTGCGCATGGTGTGCGCAGATGCCGATCTGTCCGGGTTTGTGCTGCTTCTGTCGCCAGAACCTGAGGATGATGGGATGCCCATTGATGCGCTTGCAGCGTGGTATTCGCGGCTCGGGTTTGTGACGATCCAGGATGAGCCGATGCTGATGGCGCGCGCTCCCCGCCAGGCCTCGCGGGGGATGCATTGAGCATGGATGCAAACAAGGACGCGCCGGCTGACGGTTCTGACGATGACGCCATCTTGGCAGAGGTGCAGAAGCGATTTCAGCTTTGCGAGGACTCGGAGCAGCAGAACCGGGCCGACGCGCTCAGCGATCTGAAATTCCTGTCAGGAGATCAGTGGCCTGAGCAGGCTAGGCGCAATCGCACGGCAGACCGCCAGCCGTGCCTGACGATCAACAAGACGTTGGCGTTCCTGCACCAGATCACAAACGACCAGCGGCAGAACAGGCCGAGCATCAAGGTGCACCCGGTCGATGACGACGCGGACGTGGACACGGCCGAGGTCATGCAGGGCCTGATTCGGCATATCGAATATGCCAGCAACGCGGACGTGGCATATGACACCGCGGTGAACAGCGCTGCGGCGATCGGTTTCGGCTATTTCCGCATCGTCACTGACTATGCCGACGACGACAGTTTTGACCAGGACATAAGGTTCCAACGCATCCGCAACGCGTTCACTGTCTACCTAGACCCGCACAGCCAGGAGCCGGACGGCAGCGACGCCGAGTTCGCCATCATCTATGACGACGTGTCTCGTGCTGAATTCCAGCGGCTATACCCTGACGCGGACGCGTCAAGTATCAGCGAGTTCGGACCTGGATGCGGCGCATCTCCGTGGATCAGCGAAGACTCGGTGCGCATCGCGGAGTATTACCGTGTTGAGCACGAGTCCGCCACGCTGGTGCGACTGTCAAACGGCGAAAGCGGCTGGAAAGACCATCTGCTCGGGCTTCCGCCGGGCGTGTCCATCGTCAAAACGCGCCAGAGCAGCCGGCGAAAGGTGTGCTGGTACAAAGTCACGGCTACCGACGTGCTGGAGCGGAAAGACATCCCGTGCAAGTGGATTCCAGTTTTCCCGGTCTACGGTGAGGAAATAGACATCGATGGGCGCGTGATCCGCTCCGGGCTCGTCCGTCCAGCCAAAGACCCGGCGCAGATGTACAACTTTTGGATGACTGCGGCTACCGAAGAGGTTAGCCTGCGGCCAAAGGCGCCCTATATCGGCGCGGTCGGGCAGTTCGAGGGGCGCGAGAACGAGTGGGCGCAGGCCAACGTGCGCAGCATGCCGTACCTCGAATACGTGCCGAAGTCTGTAGGCGGCCATCCGGCCCCGCCGCCAAGCCGGCAACCGATGGCCGATGTGCCGGTCGGGGTGCTGCAGATGGCCATGCATGCCAGCGACGACATCAAGGCATGCACCGGCATCTTTGATGCATCCCTTGGCGCCCGTAGTAACGAAACCAGCGGGAGAGCAATCGTCGCGCGGCAGCGGCAGGGCGATGTCAGTAATTTCCACTTTGCTGACAACCTCAACCGCACCATACGGCACGCCGGTCGCTGCCTGATGCAGATGATCCCGCGCATTTACGACACAGAGCGCGTCGTCCGAATTATGGGCGAAGACCAGAGCCTGAGCCACGCACCGGTTAACAAGCCAATGGAGTCTCCCGAGGCCGACGAAAAAACGGGAACCATCAAGCGCGTGCTGAATGACCTGACGGTCGGCACCTACGACGTGACCGTTTCCGCTGGCCCGAGCTACAGCACGCTGCGCCAGGAAGCGGCCGACGCGATGATCCAATTCGGACAGTCGTGGCCGAAGCTGATGGACATTGCCGGCGACAAGGTGGTCCAGTCGATGGACTGGCCCGGCGCCGAAGAGATTGCCGAGCGCATCGCGCGCACAATCCCGCCCGAGATTCGAGACGACCCGGAAGATGGACAGCAGCAACAGCCGCTGCCGCCGCAGGTACAGCAGTTCATACAGCAGGCACAGGCGCATATCCAGCAGCTCGAACATGCGCTGCAGGAGTCGCAGAGCGGCATCGACAAAGAGCGCGTCAAGGCGCAGTCCGCAGAAAACGTCGCGCGCATCAATGCCGAAAGCCGGCAAGACGTGGAAGAAATCAAAGGCTGGATTGCGATGCTGGTGCAGCACATGCAACCGCCGCCAATGCTCGACGCAGCCGTCGCTTCAGACCAAGGCCCTCAAGACGAGGGCCTTTCTGTTTCTGGATCACCGAATACCGCACCGACGCCAGGCCCGGCGCCGGAACAAGCGCAGATGGGCCAGTAATGACTCGTGGAGCACTCCATGCCTGACGCAACAGAGCAGCAGCCAGTAATCACGCCCCCGGACGGCGCCGAAGCAAGCCCGGAAACCATTGCCGAAGATCCCGCATTCGACCCCTCCGAAGGGCATGAGGAGCCGGTCCAGGAAGAGAAGCCGAAGCCCAGGCGAAGCGCGCAGGAGCGCATCGACGAGATTACGCGCGCGCGTCACGACGCGGAGCGCGAGGCTGAATTCTGGCGTCAGAAAGCGCTCGCCAAGCCTGAGCCGCCAGCGAACAAGCCGTCCGCTGACCAGTACAAGGACTATGGCGAGTATGTCGAGGCCCTTGCGGACTGGAAGGCGGATCAGCGAGTCAACGCGGCGCTAGCAAAGCGCGACGCGGAGCGTGCCAGCGAGGCCGATGGCCGCGCGAAGACCGCTGGAACGCAGGCATGGAACGAACGGCAGGCCGCCGCCCGCGAAACGATCAAGGACTATGACGATGTTATCGGCAAGTCATCGATCGAAGTCGCGCCGCACGTGATTCAGGCCCTGCTCGACAGCGAGCGAGGCCCCGAGGTGGCGTATCACCTCGCGAAGAACCCCGAACAAGCAGCACGGCTAAACGGGCTTTCGCCGCTATCAGCGGCGCGTGAAATTGGGCGTCTCGAAGCGTCCGTTTCGGGGTCGCCATCGCCAGTTGTCAAGCCCGTCAGCAACGCCCCGGAGCCGATTACGCCAATCCGTGGGGGAGTTACCAATTCCGCCGATCCAGCAGACATGAGCATGGCGCAGTACAGGGCCATGCGCGCCAAACAGGGCGCCCGTTGGGCTCGGTAATCAACTCGCATTTACAAGGAAATTTTGAAAAATGAGCAATACGCTTATCACCTGTAGCATCGTCGCCAAGGAAGCATTGGCGATCCTCGAAAACATGCTGTCGTTTTCCGGCATGGTCAATCGTGACTGGCAGGACGAGTTCACGGGCAACCAGTCGCGCGGCTATTCGCCGGGCCAAACGATCAACATCAAGCGCCCGCCGCGCTACACGTATCGTGCCGGCCGTGTTGCCGCCCCGCAATCGACCGTCGAAACGACCGTTCCGCTGACGCTCTCCCAGGGCGGATGCGATCTGAATTTCACTTCGCTGGAGCGCACCGTCAGCATTCAGCAAATGGAGAGTAAGCTGCAAGCTGCCGTTGCCGCTGTGTGCAACGAGATCGACCGGCAAGGGCTGCAGCTCGCGCACTATTCGACCTATAACTGCATCGGCACTCCCGGCACGCTGCCGACAACGCAGGCTCTGGCCATGGCCGCCATTACCGGCGCCAATCAGCGTCTTGACGAAATGGGCGCTCCCCGCGACAAGCAGCGCGGACTGGTCATGAACCCGGCTCTAAACGGCGCTATCGTCCAGGGCTTCGCTGGCATGTTCAACAGTCAGGACAGGCTATCAAAGCAGTTCGGTTCTGGCATGGTGGTTGACTCGCTCGGCTTGACCTACGCGATGGACCAGAACGTCGACGTTCACACCAACGGCGCTCAAGCCGTCACAGGTACGGCGTGCTCTGCCGGACTTTCTGGCGCTTCGATTGCCTGCGGCGCACTGGCAAACCCGATCACGCGCGGCACCATCGTGCAGTTCCCAGGCGTCTATGCGGTTAATCCGCAGTCGCGGGTATCGACCGGCGTGCTGGCGCAGTTCGTCATTACGGCCGACCTGGCAGGCGGCGCTACAGCGCTTCCGATCAGCCCCGCTCTGACTCCTACTGGCGCTTTCCAGAACGTCAGCAACGCCACCACGGCGGCGAACTTCACCATTTTCGGCACAGCCTCGGGCGCATACTCGACCAACGTCGCGTTCCATAAGGACGCATTTACGCTGGCCATGGTGCCGATGTGGTCGCCACCTGGCGGCAAGGGCGTCATCGATGTCAAGCAGGTGTCGGACCAGGGGCTGACGGTCAAGGTAACCGAGTTCTACGACGGAGTGAACGACAACAGCATCATGCGCCTGGACGTGCTTTTCGGGTGGGCTGCGACCTATCCCGAGCTGTCCGTCAAGTACGCGACCTGATTCGCATTTCTGATCATCAAGGAGCTACAACATGATTTTGCTTGCCAAAAGTTACGCCGGTTACGCGGCCGGAACCATCGTCCAACTGTCGACGCAGGAAGAGGCGGCGCTGATTGCGCAAGGGCTTGCGTCCACTTCTGCTGGACCAGTCACGGCGGGAGCTGTGACGACATCGAAGACGCAAGGACGTGCCGGCATCGCTGCGGCAGGTACGTCGGTGGTCGTTAGCAACCCGGCTTTTACGGCAGAGTCGCGGTTCGCCGCGTACCTGTCAAACTCCAGTGCGGATGCGACGGCTCTGTATATAACCCGCATCGTCCCCGCTGCCGGGCAGGTGACTTTCGTCGTCAACGCCGCTGCAACGGCCGCAGTGGCGATCGATTGGGCGCAACTGAGCGTTAGCGGACTTCTGACTCCGCAGGCATAACAAATGACAACGGCGCTCGACCTGATCACGTCGTCAATGCGCTTGATCGGTGCCATAGCGTCCGGGGAAACGCCAACCGCCGACGAGGCAAATGACGCACTAGCAACGCTCAACGATATGATTTCGTCGTGGGCGTTGCGCAACCTGCTGGCCTATCAAAAGGTCAACAGCGCGCTAAGCCTCGTTGGCGGGACGCAGAGCTACACCATCGGAACCGGCGGCGCCTTCAACGTCGACCGGCCGATCAGCATCAATGGCGCGTTCGTCACGTCCAGCGGGGTTGATTTCCCGCTGCGCGTTCTGACGACGGAAGAATGGAATTCTATCGAGCTTAAAAGCTTCGCTGCCCCCATCCCAAATGCGGTTTACTACGTGCCAGCTTTCCCGCTCGGCACGGTCTGGATTTGGCCGTCGCCATCGCTGGCCATCCCTCTTACGCTATCGGTCAATCTGCAGTTCGCGACGCTGTCCTCATTGGCGCAGACCATCAACTATCCTCCGGGTTACGCCAAGGCGATGCGCTATTGCCTCGCTGTTGAGCTGGCGCCGGAGTACGGCATAGAGCCAAGCCCCGCAGTTGTGAAGATCGCAGGCGACGAAATCGGAGCGATCAAGACAGCCAATGCGCAGCGCCCGGTATCGCGGTTCGATCCGGCGCTGGTCGGAGGCGCAGGAACCGGGCTTGCCGGCTTCATTGGCGGGTACTGAGCATGCAAATCCCGTTCGTCGGCGCAGCTTACGAATCCCGCAGCGCCAACTTCGACGCGCAGCGCTGCGTCAACCTGTACCCTGAGCTGGCGCCCGCGCAGCCTCCGATTGGCGCGCCAACGGCCAAAAGCGTGTCGATGCTGGTCGGCACGCCAGGGCTTGCGCTGTGGGCCACCATGGGCGCCGCCGGCGGCATCCGGGCGCTTTACAGAACGACCAACAACCTGCTGATTGCCGTCCAGGGCAGCAGCGTATTCCTGATCGATGCCAACGGCACTGCGACGGCTGCCGGACAGCTTGGCACTGGATCCGGGCCGGTGTCGATCGTTGATAACGGAAGCACGGCGGCGCTCGCTGACGGCTATGCTTGGTCGCTATCGCTGTCAGTTGGTAGTCAGGTCGTCTCGCTTGGCGCGACGGCCAGCAGGGTGACATTCATCGACGGCTACTTCATCTTCCTGCGTCCGGGAACCGGGCAATTCTTCCTGTCCTCGATCAACTCTACCGTTCTGCCAGGCGCCGATTACGCCTCTGCCGAGGGCTGGCCAGACAACCTTGTTTCACTCATCGCCGATCACCGCGAGCTGTGGCTATTCGGCGAGGCGACGACCGAAGTATGGTTCAACTCTGGCGACGTCAACTTCCCGTTCTCGCGCATCGAGGGCGCGTTTATGGAGGTTGGGTGCTCTGCCCCGTCGTCGGTCGCCAAGATCGACAACAGCATCTACTGGATGGGCAAGGACGAGCGAGGGCAGGGAACCATCTGGCGGGCGAACGGATACACCCCGCTGCGCATTTCTACGCACGCCATCGAGCACCAGATTTCCACGTACGCGCGCATCGACGACGCGCAGGCTTTCGCCTACCAGCAGGCCGGCCATCCGTTCTACGTGCTGACACTCCCGACTGCCAACCGGACATGGGTTTATGACGTAGCAACCGGGCTTTGGCACGAGCGCGCATGGCACGACGCAGACGGCATCGCGCACCGGCACCGCGCCTGCTGCTTCGCTTCGTTCGCCGGCCGCCCGCTGGTCGGCGACTGGCAGAACGGCAAGATTTACGCGTTCGACCTGGACACCTACACCGACAACGGCGACGCGATCCACAGGATCCGCACCTCCCCGCACGCCAGCAACCCGGATTACAACTGGATGTTTTGGTCGTCTTTGCAGATCGACCTAGAGCCCGGAACGGGCATTGACTCCGGACAGGGATCGGACCCGCAAGCGATGCTGCAGTGGTCCGACGACGGCGGCCACGTGTGGAGCAGCGAGCGCTGGTCGCCGATGGGAAAGACCGGACAATACCGAAACAGGGCGATCTGGAGCAGGCTCGGCAAGAGCCGTGACAGGGTGTTCAGGCTGACCATCACCGACCCGGTAAAAGTCGCCATATTGGGCGCATCGGCAACCGTAACAATCGGCAAAAACTGAGGACTTCATCACATGGCAGCAGGCACTTTCACCATCTATTCCAAGAACAAGGACGACCTACGCATAAACGACTTGACCGGCGCGACCGTCAAGGCGGCGCTGGTGTCGTCGTCCTATACGCCAGACGTGTCGACTTCGGGGCACAGCGTTTGGGCCGACGTTTCAGCCAACGAGGTGTCCGGCAACGGCTGGACGGCAGGCGGCGAAACGCTGGCGTCGCTGGCGGCCACTGCCATTTCTGGCGGGTTCAAGTTCTCATCGGCAAGCCCGAGCAAGACGGCATCGGGAGGAAGCATCCCCGCTTTCCGCTACGCCGTGCTCTACGTGTCTGGCTCGATGTGGGGGATGACAAACCCACTGGTCGGATATTTCGTCGGCGACTCGACGCCAGCCGATATCCCGGCGACGACGGTAGGCAACACGCTGACGCTGACCTGCCCGTCAGGCGGGTGGTTCGATCTGGTCTAAGGGCGCAGATGAGCACCCTGATGGACAGCGATCTGCTCAATGGGCGCCATTGGGCGATGTGGGAAGAGTGCGGCATCCAGTTTCGGTCGAACATGGTCGATGCTGTAGGCGGCTGCATCCCGCTGCACGTTCACAGCTATGCCAACGTGGCGCTGGTAACGCACGGCGTATTTCAGTGCTCGACCGTCGCCCAGGATGGCAGGCAAGAAAGTTTCCTTGTCTCCAGTAAGGGGTTCGACGTGCCCGATTCGCGTGGGTATCGGCTGGTTATTCCGGCTTGTTGTCAGCACACGTTCGTGCTTCTTGAGTCTGGCGGGAAGCCTGGAGAGGTACTGTGCTTCTGGCCTGCCGGGGGGGAGAAATAATGGCTGTGCCATACACGCGACTGCAGGCGCTGAAGCTGCTGCTGCAGATCGAGCGCAACCTAAACGGCTTGCAGTTCGATTTCCGGGCGAACGCTACGACATGGAAAGCCGCCGCGCAGGCGCAAAGCATTCCCCGCGCAACGCTCGAATCCCAGATGAATTCAGCCGCCGCAGCATATCAGGAACGACTTGGCTGGCTTGGCACGCTGCAGGCGAATGGCGCCGTGTGGTCGGTCGTCGCCGACCTGTGGACGACGATCGGCGGCACCGGTGCCGAGTTCAACGACCTGATGACGCCATTCAACGCGGTGGCCAAAGGGCTCGGCCCTGCCGACAAAAGCACCTATTCCAAGATCATCACCGTCTGCAACCAGATCCTGGCGACGATTGACGTGCCGCCGAGCCTCTGGCCCGAGTAACCGCGCGCCATGTCTTTCCCGCAAGGCATCGACTTCCGGGCCACGTCCGGCTACGTCACCGACCCGGCAGACCACACCTATGAGATAGGAATTGCTGCGAATTACCCGCGCACGACTGCGCAGGGTAATAACGTCGGATGGGAAACCAGCAGCGACAGCAGAAACAGAAGCACATCACCTGATGCCCGTTTGGCCGGCATCCACCGGACGACCGGCACAACAGTAACGACGTACCGCATTGACCTGCCGGCGACAGGCGACTACACGGTACGGCTTGCGGCGGGGGATTACTCCTACTCTGCTGGCATCAAGGTCGAGCTATTCGACACAACGACATCGCTTGGCGTTCTCGCGTCGACATCGACCACGGCTGCGGCCAGGTACAGGGACGCCACAGACGCAGAGCACACGGCCGCAAACTGGCCGGCGAACAATAACCCGGTCACAAAGACATTCTCGACCACGATTCTTCGGGCCAAGGTCGGCAGCACGGGCGGCGGCGGCGGGGTCATCGCTTGCTTGTATGTTGAAGCTGTTGCTGGCGGGAATACCGTCAACCCAAGCACCGGCCATGTGGTCGCAACCGGCTACCAGCCGACAGTCACACAGACAGACAACCATGCAGTAGCGCCTGCTGTCGGACACGTTGTAGCCACTGGCTACCAGCCGACCGTATCAAGCACTGACCATCACACCGTTGGCGCAAGCTCAGGTCATCTTGTTGCGACGGGCTACCAGCCGACCGTAAGCCAGTCGTCAGGTAACGTCGTCAATCCTGCGGCTGGCCATGCGCTGCTGACGGGCTACCAGCCGACTGTCACGAGGACAGCCAACCAGACGATAGCGGCGGCAACAGGACACCTTGTCGCCAGCGGCAAGCAGCCGACCGTAGTACAGACCTCTCCGGGAACCATTTTCCCGCTAACCGGGCATGCTGTTCTGACCGGCTACCAGCCGATCATCATCAGGACCGACAACCCGGCGGCGGTTGTCGACTCTGCCGGCGCCCGCTCTGCGATGTCTCCGGCGCCGATCAGGATCCCGGTGGTCGACAGCGCGGGGATGATGACGCAGGCGTGGAAAAAGTGGGCCACGTCAATCTACAACCGCGTTGGCGGACCGATAGCGGCGACCAACAACGAGCTATCGGAAAGCCTGCCGGAAGACGCAGGCATCGAGGAACTGAAGGCGCTGCTGTTCTCGCTCGCAGACAGCAGCGGGCAGGCCGCCCAAAGCGCGGCGCCGATTCCGCCAGATGACTGGATGCTGGCGCCAACGTCCTACGTGCAGTCGCTCGACACGGAAATTGAAACCCGTATGGCCGCGATGGCCGAAGAAATCGCGCTACTACGCACGCAGATCAACGACATGCAACAAGGACTGACGCTATGAGCATCACCGCCAAGACCCTGATCGCGGCCAAGCAGGCCGAGTCATCGCAGACCACGCAATACACCGTATCGGCATCGACGCGGACGATCATCGACAAATTCACCGCGACCAACACGAGCGCCGGCGCGGTCACGCTGTCGGTGAACTTGGTCACGGCAGCCGACACCGCCGGAAACCAGAACCTGATCGTGAAGACCAAGAGCCTGGCGGCCGGCGAGACATACACGTTCCCCGAGGTCGTCGGGCACGTGCTGGACGCCAGCGGGTTCATCTCGACGATTGCCGGCGCGGCGACATCGATCACCATCCGGGCGAGCGGTCGCGAGATCAACTAGTGCCAGACGTTCGCCGGATCGTCTTCGATGTCATCGAGGGCCGGCTTTTCGGGATGTCGTTCGAGGATTTCGATCGGGCGATGGCCGGCTTTGAGTTTATCCCGGTCGTGGTCAGTGGCGAGGAAGTCGGGGCGATCATGCGGCGCGGTACTGAACTGCACGTCGCGGTGATGCCAAAGGCGCGCGGGAAGTGGCTTGGCCGGGCGCTTTTCAGAAGCCTGCAGGAAATGATCGAGCAGCACGGCGAAGTAACTACTGCCGTCATGGACAGCCACAAGAGCGGGCACGAGTTTGTTCGGCGGCTCGGGTTTGTCCAAACCGGCCAGTCCGATGGAGTTACGCATTACAGCAAGGGGGCATCATGCTAAACCAGTGGTGGGCAAGAGCAGCATCAGGGTACATGGACGCTGCGACGGCGGTAATGGGTGGCGGATCGCTGCTCGGTGGCGTCATGTCATCCGGCGCGGCCAAGGATGCGGCCAGCACGCAGGCAGACGCAGCCAACCAGGCGGCAGCGGCGCAACTGCAGGCAACGCGCGAAACGAATGCCATGCAGCAATCCATGTACGACCAGGCGCGCGCCGATCAGTCGCCATGGCGCACGGCCGGCACCGGGGCATTGTCGAAGCTCTCGCAACTGCTTGGTGTCGACACGCCGTCAAACCCCAATGCTGCCAGCAATTTACCGGCCCTGCAGCGGCAATACAATGACTCGCTGACGACCTACAACAACCTCCTTAACAGCAGCGCTGGCGGCGGCGGCTCGCAGCTTCCGCCCGCATACCAGTCTGCCCTTGCGTCCTATGGGGCACAGCCTGCCGGGTGGGACGGGGATTACCTCACCCTGATCATGGCACAGCAGGCGCAACAGGCGAAGCAAGGGCAGGGCGGATACGGAGGCGGGCAATACAACCAGGCGGCGATCAACGCAGCCAAGGCCAACTTAGACTCGCTCAAGGCGCAGATCGACGCCATGCAGGGGCAGTCGCAGGACATGGCGCCGCGCGGCAGCGACTTCGGCTCGTTCAATCACCAGTTTGGCGCGTCCGACTTTCAGGCCGACCCCGGATACCAATTCACCAGGAAGCAAGGGGAGCTTGCGCTTGACCGGGCGAACGCATCGAAAGGGCGCTACGCATCCGGCGCCGCTCTGAAAGACCTTCTCAGCTTCAACACCGGGCTTGCAAATCAGACCTACGACAACGCCTTCAACCGCTACCAGACTGATCTAGGCAACCGCTTCGGGCGCCTGTCGTCGCTGGCCGGCATTGGCCAGGCGGCAACCAACCAGGTAAGTCAGTTGGGCGCCAACACGGCAAACAACATCGCATCCAACACGATGTCCGGCACCGCATCGGCGAACAACTCGCTTCTTTCCGGCGCAGCGGCGCGCGCATCCGGTTACGTCGGCAGCGCCAACGCCATCGGAGGCGGCATCGGCAACGCTTCGAGCATGTACATGATGAGCAAGCTCCCGATGTTCAACACGGCGAGCGGCGGCGGTAGCCCATACGGCAATTCGTATAGCGGATTCGACAACCCGGCCAACTACGGATAAGACGATGCCACTAGATCCCGCAATCTCCCTTGGCGCCAAGGCGCCGAGCATGGCCGAGTCGATGCAGCCTATCGCGTCCATGCTGTCGATGAACGGCGCCATGCAGCAGCAGCAAATGCAACAGGCGGCGCTGCAAAACTATCGGCAGCAGCAGGCCGATAGCAACGCTCTGCGCTCGGTATTTTCGAATCAGGAGAACTTTAACGACGGCCGACCAAATATCGACCGGATCACGCCCGAGCTTTTCAAAGCGGCTCCGAACAGTGCCAGCGGCGTGCTCGACCAGTTGCAGAAGGGCCAGACGCACGGCGTTGAACTGCAGCAAAAGCAGTTTGACTTGGCAAAAGCCCGGATCGGCGCCATGCACGGCGCGCTGTCTGCTCTGGCGCAGAAGCCAGACCTGAACCAGACCGACGTGATTTCAGTCGCCAGGCAGCTTGTCGATGCGCAGATGGCCGACCCGAAAGGCATCGCCACGGCGCTGCAGACGATGCCAGCCGATCCGAACGGGCTGCGCCAGTGGATCAATCAAGGGCTGATGTCTGTACAGACGGCAAAGGACCAGTTGGAGGCGACCACTCCAAAGGTGCAGATGCAGGATACCGGCGGCCAGATCGTACCTTATAACACCAACCCGCGAGCGGGATCCGTCGGGCCGGTTGCCGGCGGCGGAGCGCTGTCCAAGCAGATGACTCCAGAGCAGCAATTCGCGGCCACAAAGCCCGAGTGGAAGGACGGCGCATGGGTCGCGCCACCTGCCGCTGGCGCCGTTGCTCCGGGGGGGGCGTTCACCCCTCAGGGAATGGCCCCGCCGAAAGGGTCGCAGGCCGAGAAGGCGCAGAAGGCTGGGGCTATCCTGCCGATGCTGGACGACGCGGAAGCGCTGCTGAAAAAGGCGACCGGGAGCTATTCTGGTGCTGGCTATGATCTGGTTGCGCGCACCTTTGGGATGACCACTGAAGGCAGTCGATCGATTGCCCAACTAAAGGCGCTCGAAGGCGCGCTGATGATGCAAATGCCGAGGATGGAGGGGCCGCAGTCGGATCGTGATGTGGCCATGTACAAGGCATCCGCAGGAAACCTTGGTGACCCGACCATCCCCGCCGAACAGAAGCTCGACGCGATCAAGACCATCCGGCAGATTCAAGAGCGGTACGCGGGCGGGGCGTCGCCAGGCGGCTCGCCTATGGCGCGAAAGGGATCGGGGGCTTCTGGAAGCTGGGGCGGCGCGCAAAACAACAGTATGGAAGTCAAGAGCCTGAATGACGGCGGATCGTTCCTGGAGGTCGATGGCGCCAAATATCCGGTTGTGGCGCGCAACGCAGATGGGTCGATCACCGTCAAAGACTCGAAGACCGGCCGCACCGGAACCGTGAGGCCCTGACCATGGCCACCATCGAATGGAGTGCTCCGGCTGGAATCGACGACGGCACCCTGGACGCTGTTCGCCGCGTAGAGAGCGGCGGGAACCCAAACGCCGTTTCCCCGGCTGGCGCAGTCGGAGCCTATCAGTTCATGCCCAAAACGGCGGCGCAGTTCGGCATCGATCCGAGAGACGAGAGGCAGAGCCGGATAGCCGCCGGCAAATACCTGTCGCAGTTGCAAGACCAGTTCGGCGGCGACCGCAATCTTGCGCTGCTGGCTTACAACTGGGGGCCGGGCAATGTCGACGCCTGGATGCGTACCGGAAAAGGCGCTAAGGGGCAAGAAATGCCGCCACAGGCGCAACAGTATGCAGACCGAGTGAACCGGGCGCGAGACATGGCGGCGGCGCCGCAGCCGTCTTTTCTAGCGCGCATGGGCGATGCTGCAGCAACTGCGATCAGCGGGACCGCGCAGGCGGCAGAGTCGCCAAGGAGGGCACCTACGATCACATGGGACGATGCGCCAGGCGCCAGCCAGCCGGCGCCCACATCGCTGCGCGACCGATCAACGCTGAAGATAAACCCCACCGCAGCCATCGGCATCGACACCACTTTCGACACCGGCGTGCCGCTGTCTGGGGGCGTGAACGACAAACTATCGCGCATCGGCAAGGGTATGATGGACGTTGGCCAGGGGCTGAATCAATTATGGCTGATGGGCACCGGCAGGCCAGGCGAGGCGCAGGCATACACCGATCAGGTGAGGGCCGAGAATGACAGGTATGAGGCATCGCGAAAGCTAGACACCGGCAGTCAGAACCCAGGTGTTGACTGGATGCGCATCGGTGGCAATATCGCGGCGACTTCTCCGGCCATTCTGATCCCCGGCGGCAACTCGGCGACGCTCGGCACCAGGGCTCTTTCCGGTGGCGTGGGCGGCGCTCTGGCGGGGGCCTCGATGTTCTCCGACCAGGCCACGCCAGCAGCGAAAACAGGACAGGCGGCGATTGGAGGATTGCTTGGATCTGCGGCTCCGGTGGCGCTCAGCAAGATGGTCGACATCGGTTCTGGCCTGCTGAACAAGGGCAACGTGGTAACGACCAGGGCTGGCCAGGTTTTGTCTGGCGCTTCTAGCCCCGCACAGGTGAACCTGACAATCCAGCAGACGCTTGGCGCCAGAGGGATTGATTTCTCAAGGCTCTCTGCAGAGGCGCAGGCAGCGCTGTCGGATGATGTTCGGGCGACGCTGCGAGCAGGGGCTGCCGTTTCCGCCGATGATATCGAACGTAAGGCCGCGATGCTCGCATTCGACCTGCGGCCTACGGCGGCGCAGGTGACGAGGGACCCGAAACGGTGGGCGTTCGAGCGCAACACCGCAGACATCGAAGGGGCCGGCGACCGGCTGAAAGCGAGGTTCGTGCAACAAAACCAGCAGCTTTACGGCGCGGCAGAAAAGATCAAGGGCGCTACTGGCGGCGTTTCGCCAGACGCTCATGAAGCGTCTGGCACCGCGCTGTCGTCGCTGCTCAAGATGGACGCTGGTAAACGGGCGGCGGTAGATTCTGCCTACGATGCTGCGCGTAACGAGGCGGGGCGATATGTGGCTCTTGATCACGTCGCTTTCGTCAAGCAAGCCAATGACGCGCTGGACGCCGGCATGCTTGGGCATTACCTGCCGGAGCAGGTGAAAAACATCCTGAACGACGTTGCAACCGGGAAAACGCCGCTTAATGTCAACGTGGCCGCGCAAATTGACACCGTTCTGTCTGCTGCGCAGCGCGGGGCCATGCCGGCAGAACAGAAGGCCATCGGAGTGGTGCGTACTGCGCTTGCCGACGCTCCCGCTGCCGACGCCATGGGCGACGCTGCCAGAGCCGCTTTCGATTCAGCTCGCGGCATGGCCCGGCAGCGATTTGCGCAGATCGAAAACACCCCCTCCCTGAAAGCCGCTCTCGACGGGGCGGCGCCCGATCAGTTCTTCGGGAAGTTCGTTTTGCGCGGCAACGCCAGCGACCTGCAGGCGCTGAAGCAATCCCTGTCTTCCGACCCGCAGGCATGGAACAACCTGCGTGGCCAAACGGTGGAATGGCTGACCGATAGGGCGACGCTTGGCAAGGGTGCTGACGGCGTGTTTTCTGGCGCGCAACTACGCAAGGCAATGGCCACGCTTGGTGATCAGCGAATGCGAGTGCTGTTCTCGCCGGAAGAGTTTGCCAACCTGAAAACGCTATCTAAGGCGGCTAGCGCAGCAACCGAAACGCCGGCTTTCACCAGGGCCGGAGTCGGCTCGAACACGGCAGAAAAGCTTTCAAACCTGCTCTCGAAGGGCGCTAACCTGCCGTATCTGCGAGAGTTGGTCGTCAAGCCGCTGCAATCTACGGCGAGAGACATCCAGGTAAGCAGTTCGCTTGCCGGCAGGACTCCGGCTCCGTCAGTCCCACCACTTGTGGGTGAGGACGCGAAGAACGCGCTGGCCAGCCGTCTCGGCCGGTCCAGCGTGCCGCTGTCGGTACTCGTCCAGGGCCTTGCACACTGACCGCGCCAGCCAGCGCAGAAACTCCCAATAGAGCGGCGCGAGAATAGCCGCAATCCACGCATCTTTATGCATCGCAAGAGCCCGCCGAAAGCGGGCTTTTTCTTTTCAGGATCTGCATTATGGCTACGATTCTACCGACCGGTAAACAAAGTTTCATCAGCAACTCAGGGGCACCCCTTGCCGGCGGGAAGCTCTACACCTATGCGGCCGGTACGAGCACGCCGAAGCGCACCTATGCTGACGCCGGGGCCACGACCCCAAACGCCAACCCGATCATCCTGGACTCGCGCGGCGAGGCAGCCGTGTTCTGGTCTGGCGCCTACAAGGCAACGCTCAAGGACGCAAACGACTCGCTGATCTGGACCGTCGACAACATCCGCGACCAGGCATTCCCAGGCGTCAGCGCGGCCGACTTTGGCGCCACGGGCGACGGGACGACGGACGACACGGCGGCGTTTCAGGCGTTCCTGAACCACGGTGGGGATCTCTACGTCGGTCCAGGAACCTACAAGATCAGCGGCGCGGGGGTGACAGGGGTAGCGAATACGTCGCTGAACTTCGCGCCTGGGGTGGTCTTCGACTTTCGCACGGCGGTTACTCCGGGCCTGCCAAACTCGCCATGGTCGAATACCGCATTCGGGCTCTCGTTTCATGGGTCGATCGGTTCTGCTGTACTGCTGACTGCCAACGCCCTTGCCGACCAGAATACGGCCGTAGTTGCAGACGCGTCCGGGTTCGCGGTCGATGACTGGATCGTCATTCAATCAAGCGCGCTGTTCGAGACGGACACCAATACAAAAATAGGCGAGTTCAAGCAGATCATCGGCATTGCCGGCAACACGCTGACGTTTGCCGAGAACCTGTACCTGACCTACAACACGTCGGATACGGCCAAGGTCAAGAAGATGTCGTTCTGTGAAAACATCAGGATTCGTGGCAATGCCACCTTCCTTGGTAACTACGCTGGCACCAGGTCGCAGGCGGCGATCCTGTTCCAGTATTGCCGAAACTTTGTAGTTGAGGACATCACGACGCTGAAGACCGATTATGTCGGCATCCAGACCTACAAATGCCTGGACGGGGCGTTCACCAGGGTTCGGTGCATCAAGGACAGCTATACCGGCGGGAACATCGGCATTGCGCACGTTTACGGCAGCTCGAACATGGCGCACACCGATTGCGTCGGGTATGACTTGTGCCATTTCATCGACGTTTCCGGCGACACGTCAAACGGCGGAATTTCGATGAACATCATCGCGCGCGGGTGCCGGACGTACCAGATGGGAGGGGCGTCGTTCAACACGCACCCAGGCGCCGGCGGAGTGGTCGATTTCTCGCACAACATCGTGCAGATGAAGAACGGTCTGACGAGCGCCACGCCTACCGGCATGGTGGCGATTCGCTGTCAGGCGCCACAGTTTATCGCCGTAGGAAATTATTGCTACAACGTGACCGGACACGGAATATTCCACCAGATAGAAACCACGCAGCCAGTACAGCGAGAGACAACCATCATCGGCAACAAGATGTTCGCGTCACCAACAAACCAGACGGACTTCCCCGGCAATATCGGCGTTGTCGTACAGGGCTACGTATCCGCAGGGGATGTCGGAGGGGTAGTCATCCAGGGCAACGAGGCGTATGGATTCCTCTCCGGGATCTCGGTCTATGGCAACGTAATGAATTTGTACCGGTGCAACATATCGGCCAACATCTATGACTGCCTTGCATCAGCGAGCAATTATGGTATCTACGTGCGGACGTTCACCGGATACGTGGTCAGCGGGCTAACGATCAATGGAAACAACATCAAAGCCACCGGTGCCGGGCAGGGAATCTACCTGCAAGGCGTCGACGTCGGGTCCATTAACACGGTGTCGATGGCCGGTAACGTCGTCGACGGATCGACCTACGCGATACGCATGAACAACTGCGACAACGTGCTCGAAACAAGCACCGCAATCAAGAACGTCACGACAAAATACTATTTGCCGGGTAGCACCAACGTGACCCTTGACCGTCGCAACACACCTGCAGCGTCACTTACCACGGCCGGCACTTACACAGTCCAGCCGCACGACGAATTCATGTCTGCAAACTACGCCGGAACGACCGTTATCGCTCTGCCGACCGCAAGCGCATGGACGGCACGAGAACTGCGATTTGGGACAAGGCAAGCACAACTGACCATATCGAATGCATCGAACGTCGTGCCGATCACCGGCGGCGCGGCCGGCACGGCGATTCTGCCGGCGACCGCTGGCGCATGGGCGGTTCTCAAGTCGGACGGGACCAACTGGAATGTTGTGCAGAAAGGGTAGCGCGTGCCAATACTCTCCAATCCGTCCGGCGACTCTGCCGCCGCCGCCGTTGCCTCTGCAGGTCTCGCGCTGTTCGGCGTCAATACAGGTCTCGATCCGGTACTGCTGATTGCGGGCCTAGCCGGAGCGCTGATGGAACTGTCCTATGGTGAGCCGCGACCGGCGTGGAGAAGGCTTACTGGCGTCGTGTCTGCGGCGCTCCTGGCAGGGTACGTGACGCCCGCCGCTATGGCCATAGGACACGTCAAGAGCCTTCTCCCGGAAGGCATCACCGAAGATGCGATGATGCCAGCCGCTGCGGCGTCAATCGGCTTTCTGTCCTATCGCGTGATCGGTCCGGCGATTCTGAGAGTGGCCAACAAGTTCTCACTGGAGCAGACAAAATAATGGAAGGCTTCGCCGCCCGCACAGCCTGCCTGCTGGCCTCGATGGTTATCGCCATCCTCGCCGAGCGGAGGTTAAACCTGATGTCTGCCCGCGCAGGGGATGGTGTTCGTATAGCATTTCTGGTGCTGGCAGTCGGAAGCATTTGGCAGATCCTAGACTTGCTTTCCGGAGACGCGCCTTTATGGTCTGCAGTCGCGGTGCGGATCGGAATCGCTCTGCTGATGATCGAGGACTGGCGGCGCCACAGGGAGATTGGTCGAGATCATGGCGTCATCTATGGCAGGCGGGCATCCGACGCTCACGGAATGCCGATCCAGATGGCCGAGACTGAGGGCTGACCATGGACCTCGTGGTGCTTCGTTCGGAGCTTGTCCGAGACGAGGGAGTTCGGCTTTTTCCATACCGAGACACGGCCGGGAATATCACGATAGGCATCGGTCGCAACCTGTCCAGCGTTGGCGTCTCGTCAGCCGAAGTACAAGCCATGTGGCTGGCCGATGTCGATCGCGCCACCGCGGGTCTTGACCGGGCGCTTCCATGGTGGCGAACGCTGTCCGAAGATCGCCAGCGCGTGCTGGTGAACATGGCGTTCAACATGGGGGTTCCGAAGCTGCTTACTTTCAAGCGCATGCTGGCGGCTGTGAAGGATGGTCAGTACCAGGCCGCGGCGGACGAAATGATCGACTCGGAGTGGTCGAAGCAGGTCGTTGGGCGTGCTACCCGGCTGGCGAAGATAATGGCGGGGTAGGTCGGCAATCGTCTATTAGCCGATCGATCGCGCCCCGGATTGCTGGCCATTCTTCCGGGTCGATTGCGATCTTTCCGCCACCGTCGCGCCCGCTTTGGCTAACCTCAACGAACTCCCCTGCCGCTTCGTCGATGATCGTTATCTTAGTTGCGCGCTCGCTGTAGGTTTTGTCGCCTTTCGGAAGCACGGTAAACTGCGTCGGGCGGGCGATGTATTTTGGATGTTTTGAGGTGGTCATTTTTCGTCATCTGCGATCAGTAGGCCCGGATCGACGATCCTGTGTTGGCTGTCCGGAATGGCTGCCGGTAGCCTGTTTTGGTGGCCACTCCCCTGATGCTATGGCCAGTTGCAGTTCGCGCATACCAGCCTCTTCGAGCTTCCGCCGGATGTCCTGTGCAGAGTCGCGCACGAAATCAATCCGGCATGCCGAGCATTGCAGTTCTCCGTCATCGCCATAGATTCGATGTTTTGGCCCGTCGTGCTCAATCGCAAGCAAGCGCCGTAGATCGCGAATCTCTGCTGCGCACTCTCCGTGCGGGTCGCCGTCTGGTTGTTCGTCAAAACTCATTTCAATCCTCTCGTCATAAAAGCGTTTCATCAAAAGAACTACTCGTCCCACATATTAAAGCTGTGGGTTAGCGCGTCCATGTCGATCCTTGCGCGGTAAGTGCAGAACCGACCGTCGTTAACGCCCTTGCATTTCCGATACTTCTGTCCTGGAAGAATGCGCCAGTTGTCAGCCTCGGCATTCATAACGGCGTTCCGCTGAACGTCAGTGTCGCAATCTGCAATCACATACCCGGATCGCAGCCACTGCTGACTAGCATCGCAAAGGTAGCTCTTTTTCGCTGTTACCAGTTCGTCGCTCAGTGTGCGATCCATACAATCCTCCGTGATAAAACAACTATTAGCAATACGCCGCTACCAGTAATTCGCGCTGACCAGTACCTCGGCGCTGCAATTGTGCTTTTCGCACACAGCTTTTGCCCAATCCTCTAGCGCAACCTTTTGTGCCTCAAGGTCTGCCCACTTGATAGTTTCACCGTGTCCGTAAGTCACCAGAGAGAAGACGTAGATCGTTCCTTCTGGCAGTCCGAGCTGATTGCCTTTGTCATAGTCATCCTCCATGACTCCGTGCTGGTGGTAGTATTTCCCACCAATCTTGAACGATCCGTCGCTATCAATTCCTGCGTCTGCAAGGATCGCCCGGTACGTCTTTCTTGCCTCTCCTGTGATCATATCAATCGTCTTGGTGCATCGCGGCTCTGGCGCTGACCGTGGATGCTCGACAAACGCCGTGCATACCGGGGTCCCGTTGTCGTAGCACCACTCTTCCGGGTAGTCTGGATCGTCGACCGTCAGCCGCATAGTGTCGGCGATGATCGGGCAAAGCTCGTTGTCGTTGCATTCGTCGAAGTCGGCGCCTTCGCGCATGGCCTTGTCGCGTGAGCACCGGCAGCACCAGTCATCGTAGAACGATTGGCCTTCTGTGCCGCTCGACGGCTGGTATTTCTCGATCTTGATCATCCCCGTATCCTCGTAAAATCAGGCGAACCCATTGTCCTGCGCTATAAGCGCCCACTCTCTAGGCCCGTGCCTTTGATACGTCCTGCCGGACAGCGGACCGTGAAGAACGATCCGCCAGTCGTGGTCAGTATCGGCTGCAGCAATCCGTTCTGCCTGCGCTCCGGTCATAAAGTCGGCGTCGTCATCTGGATCGTTCGGCTCGGTGTAAATTGGTTCGCCATCACGCTCTAGTGCTGCGTAACCGAAGCCCACTGCAATCAAGCCGTTTGCCGGAAAGAGGCTAGGTCGCGGACCACAATTCAGGCAGCCGCCATACGTACCCTCGATAGCGGGCTCTTTTTTCCATCCATTGTTTTGGTCGTAGTCGGTCATGTCTTGTCCTATTTGATTAACGTAAAATCAGGCGCCCAACCTTCCGCAGTAGCCGCCTGTGGCGTTATCCCTGCCAGTCTAAGCCGTGCGTACCAGCGCCCGACAATCGGCGCTACTGCGCGGCTCTTGTGATGCGGCCAGCCGTTTGCATCAATCCATTCCATCTGCCCGCGTGCGGTCCGGCTGCCGGTAATGTCGGCAAACTCGTCGGGCGCGAGGGTTTCGGACTGGATTGGAGAGGCGATCATCGCATTACGTGCGTCGTGATGTTGCCGCTGGTGTAAGCCGTGCCGTGTGCGGTTCGCTTGGCAGTTCCGTGAGGCTTCGCCTGCAGCCTGATAAGCGCAGCCTTTTTGGCGTCAGACAGCACCAGCCTTCTGCGCTCTGCATCCTGCTTTGCGGCCGCGAGCCTGGCCATCGTCCGCGCCTTTTCTGCCTCAACGTACTCGGCAGACTTGTTCAGCTTCCTGTATTTGGCGTAGTTCGCCACCTGCTGCGCCGTGAGTCCCATCTGTTGCGCGACCGACGCAGTGCTGTAACATGGGTACAGGTCGCGCAGCATCTTTTCTTCAAGAGCAGAAAGGAAACGAGGTTCGTTTGGCATTGGTTCTGGCCTTACTCTGCAGGAACGAAAACCAGCCGCGACTCAACCCTCCCGGCTTCTACAAGGTGGTAGATCGTCGCTGCAGCATTATTGCCGATGGCGTATTCGATGGCTTCTTGCAGCGACGCAAAATGGAGCCCATCCGAATCTCCGCTATCAGGCACTACTACGTGACACATTCCTACGGGAAAACCGGCAGGAATTTCGGCGGGAATTTCGCGGGTTGCGGTTTTTTCCGTTTCGTCGGCCGTAATGTCGAGGTCCGGAATCATTTCTGCAATTGAAAAATTCGCAAACTCGTCTTCAGTCTTTTTGCGATTCCGTTTTCGATCCAGACAGCTTCAGCGCGTTCCGGCAACTTCGCCGGAATTGCCTTGAGGGTGGCGAACAGTAGGCACGTGTCGATCTCGCCACTGCTGGCCAGGTCGTCGAGCCAGAACAGCAGGTCTTCGCGGCCGTGAAGGTCGAGCACATCGACGCGGTCAAGCACAAGGACCTTTTCTCCGGACAGGTGCGCGATCGTCTCGGCGATCATTGCGTCGACGCGCCACCGCTCGGACTCTGAGAGCAGGGCATACGGCCGTCCGTCAGCGCAGATTTCCATGTCCGCCGTAATATGGGCATTCGGCCATCCTGTTTCGAATGCCGAGTCGACCAGCCGTCCATTTACCGGCCCTAGCGCCTCGCCGAGCATCTGACTTGGGATACCGTCCGGCGCCAGTGCGGCGGCGATCGTTTCCCACTGCTGCACATCGGAGTGGTGGCCGCGTGCGGCTGCCGTGCGTTTGTCTGCGGCCAGCGCGGTTCGCTCATCATTATCAAGCGCCTTGATGGCCTCCTGCAGAGCTGCGAGCGCTTTCTTCGCATCTTCGACCTTTTCACGGGATGCGGCGATCTCTTCGGGCGCCGGCGCCGGTTCTGATTTCTCGTCGTCGATCTCTGCCAGCGCTTTCGCCGCGGCGTCGGCGTCGGCCAGGTCGCGCTTGTCGTTCGCGACCGAATTTTCCAACAGGCCCAGCGCTCTCCGGTACTCGGCGAGCTTCCCAGGCTCTGCGTGAGACTCGACGACTGGCGGCGGAGTGAACTCCACCAGCGCACCGTTGGCGTGGTCGTGGCGCAGCAGGACAGAGCATACCGGGCAGGAGTATGTGGGCTCGGTCGGCAACGCCTTGGTCTTTCTCTCTTCGTGATCGACCTTGGCTTTCCACTCCGTCATGCTTGCCTCGTCCTTGCGAAGCTTGGCCTCGATTCTGGCGAACCTTCTGGCGCGCTCGCGCAGTCCGGCCAGCCTGGCGCTTTGGGCTGCCTGAGCGGTTGCCCGGCCTTGCATGTCGCCGACGTAGCGCAATCCTTCCTCGATCTGCTGCGCCAGTTGGGCTGCGTCGGCGCGGAGGGCCGTCATCTTCTCTGGCCTGACCATGGGCTTTGGCGCCACCCATGACGCGGCTTTGATGCTGCCGTACGTCTCTCCGGTGACTGCTCGCCATGATGCTTTGGCATCCCGCGCTTTTGCCTGCGACTCCTTGTGCGCGGCGTCGCTGCCGGCGCTCAGATGCGTGGTGATGATCTCGACCTTGTCGGCATCGCAACCGCGATCGATCATGCGCCTTTTCACTTCCTGGACGGTGATCGAGACGCCGGTCAGCAGGAACAGAAATTGCCGGCGCTCGTTGGCGCCCAGGTGGGCGAACCGCTGCGCGTCGAGCACGAACGGCAGCAGTTCGGAAGGGCGGCTGCCCGTGTGCTCGTGGGCGCCGTTTGGCAGGGCGATCGCGGATTGCCCCCCGTCATGTTCGACGACGGCATAGCCCACGTCGGCGCCATCGGACACCAACTGCTTGTAGTTCTTCTTCAGGCTGACTCGCGAAGGCTCTCCGGTCATGGCCATGCGCAATGCTTCGGCGAGGCTGGACTTGCCTGACCCGTTGGGGCCGCAAAACAGCATGACCGGGAGCGAGAGCTTCACGTCAACATCACGGGCGCCGATGAAATTCTTGGCTTGGATGGCGGTGATTTTCATGGCGTCATGTCCTTGATGGCGAAATAGACGGCCATGCACGCCTTCACATCAGCCATGGCGCTGTGCGCGTTTTCCAGTTCAAGGCCAGTGAAGTGGCTGTAGGCTTCGGTCAGGTTGGCCGTCTTGTGGTGCGTTCTGCCGACCGCCAGCATGCGTTCAGTCGGAGGAAGCTTGCAGATCGGAGTTGCGAGCCTGGCTGTGCATTCGGCTTTCCCGGCTTTCCACTCGTCAGCCGCCAGGTCGCCGTAGCGCATCATGGCGATGCGGACAATTCGGGCGTCGAAGCTCTCGTTGTGGCCCACGCGCAGGTTGACGCCGCGCCACATTTCCAGGAACGCGCTCAGGGCGATGTCTTCCGGTATTCCGATATCGCCGGCCATCTCGGTGGTGATGCCGTGGATGGCAGATACCTCATCGGGGATCGTCCAGCCGTTCGGGCGAATCATCAGGTCCAGGCTCGACAGCACCTGGCGCGTTTCAGCGTCGACGACAGCTGCGGCGATCTGCACGATGTGCGGCTGGTGCGCCGCTTCCGATGGAGCTTTGAAATCCGGCAGGCCGGTCGTCTCGGTGTCGTAGAACAGAATGGGGTTCATGGCGGTTACTCGATGCCCATGCCGCCGCGCTCGCGGCGCTGTCGGGCGGGAGTCGCGCTCTGCATCGCTTCCTGCCTTTCAGCGGCGCGGATCGCGGCTTCTTCTTCGGGGTCTGGGCGCCAGTCGCCGACCGGCGCGGCTTTCTGGATTTCCTGCGGCACGGTCTGCGGTTGCTTCTGCTCGATCTGCGGCGCGTCGTGGATTTCGCCGGTGTCCTGGTCGACGGTCTGTGGAGCGTCGTCCGGCAGGATCGAATAGTCTCCGTCCATAGCGTCCGTGTGCTGGTCTTGTCCGGCGGACGCCATGGCGTCAAGCGCCGATGCGGTTTGAAATTCGACGGACAGCGGCAGGAACTTCGCCAGCCGGCGAATGACAGTCTTGCGCCCCATCTCGACGAAGTGCGCCGACCACGGGTTCGCCGATTCCTTCTTGTACTTCACCGCCTGCTGAAAGCCCTGCGATCCGTCGCGGATGGTCTCGACTTGATGCCGGCTCATAAACTCGAAGCAATGGCCGCCATCCTTCAGCTTGGCCACAGCGTAAAATCCGATGACTTCGCCGCGCTCGCCCATTGCTGGGGTGTGGTTCAGCTTCTCGTCCAGGCCATAGACCAGCTCGAAACGGTCTGCATCGCACACTTCATGCGCGGCGATGCTGACGATTTGACCGGACCGGCGCGCGAGGTCGATCAGGCCTTTGTATCCAATAATGACCTGAACTGAGTTGACCCAGCGCTCGCCGCCGTTGGCGTCCTTGCGCTTGGTGTTGAACGGCACCAGGTACGCGTGACCCAGCACGGTGTTGGGCTCCAAGCCCATCTGCGCGCATTGACCGATGGCACCTACCAGGCTTGCTACATCGCATTTTGCCAATGCCGGCGTGGTGGTCGCTGCGATCTGCGCGACCTTGAGCAGCCGTTCGGCGTTCAGGTGCTTAGGCAGCATCTTGGCGATTTCGCCGGCCTTCTGTTTGAGCAGGTAAGCGATCTGCTCTTTTGGCTTCATGTCGGCCAGGCGCTGCTGCTGTACTTCGCCCGTGGCTATGGCTTTGAGTGCTGATGTGGTCATGTCCTGTTCCTTACTTGATGAGCAGCGGACGTGCGCCCGGTGCGGTCTTGGTGAACTGCTTGATGTGTTCCTGCGACGGGTAAAGCGCCAGGCATGCGGCTTGCCAGTCGGTCTTGACAGAGTCCTTGTTGCTCTTCCAAGTGGCTATCCGCTGACCCTGATAGATCAGCGTCGAGGCGTGTCCCATGGCGCACTTGAGGCGGGTGGACATGAATTCGACGGCATCTTCTGCGGCCTTCAGAGCGTGCTTGTGGCGCTTCAGGCTGTCGCACATGGAAAACAGATCGTCATCCGCTTCCATGACGATTCCGCCGTCCTTGGCATACAGCCACTTCACATCGTCTGCCGTCTCTGGCGGTGGTGCGTCACGATCCTGAACGCGGCGCCAGAATTCGACCTCTTTCGCGCGGATGGCGGCGATAGTCTCTTCGTCGCGCTCGACAAAGTGGATGCGCAGATCGTCGATGCCGATGAGGGCTGCCACAATGGCACGGCGGCGCGGCTTGATCATTAGGCCGTGCATGACCTGAGCGGCGTAGTGGATCGGCACTTCGTCTGTGCCTGGCTCGCCCCATTCTTTCGCGGCGAACGGGTGCACGGTCTTGATTTCGCCGTTGTGCTGCTCGCCATCGATGAGTAGCTCAAGGTCAAGCTCACAGGCCAGGAACTTGTATTCTCGGTCTTGATAGCGAGCGCGTCTCGCGATGATCTGCACGTCGTGTCCGCAGCCCTGAAGCTCATCCACAAGCATTTCAACCACAATCGGTTCCCAGCGGTGCCCTCGGTCGAACACGCGCTGCTTGGCAGGCGTGATGTCATCGACGTACTCTCCGGTCTTTTCCTGATACAGGCGGAATTGGCTTTTCCATGGGCTGACGCCGAGGATTGCCGCAACATCGCTGCCGCCGATGAACTTTGTTCGGTCGTGCTTGTTGACGATCATCACAGCACCCCCAGCAGCGACCAGATCACGACTACCGCCAGGACGACGGCTATCGTCATCTCGACGATCACGTCGACGGTGTCGACGGTATCTGCGCTTTCCATGCTTTCGCCGGCTGCGTACTTGGCTGCGCAGTCGCGCCAGCGGCTTGCCTCGTCGCTGTAGCCCTGCTCTTCGCAGCGAGCGGAAACCTCCATGAGAGCATCCAGCTTTCGGTCGTTGTATTTGTTCATTACGTGTCCTTTTCGGATGGCGTCAGCCCAGCCGGCAGCGGGTGGGCGT